GGTGGGGCAGCGTCGCCGACATCCGCCTCGAATAGCGGCGGTTTGCAGGGCGTGAGCGCCGCGGAAGGCGCGAGCGTGATGTCCTATTTGGCATCGGCGAACGTGTGGTTGGCGCGGATCGAATACAACACACAACCGCTGCGCGATGGTGCGTCGTATCAAGCGGCGACGCCCGGCGCGGTATCAAGCGCGCGCTCGATCGATCACGTCCTCGCCGGCGGGCGCGCTACGCTGCGTAACGGTCAGGGCGCGACGCGGACCGACTGATGGCGAAAATTTCGATTTGGCCCAACGTCGAATTTGCAGGCGCGACCAAGCTGTTCGAGGTCGTCGACTGGATCGGCGTGTCGTGGCGCGAAACGATCGGGAACGACCGCGGTGCGGCCACGATGACACTGCCCATTGACTCGGACGCGATCGCGTACTGTGCCATTTACAACGTGCTGCGCATTGTCGATGAAGACGGCACCGTGTACGAATACCGGATCACGAAGCTCTCGGACAAACTGGAGTCGCCGATTGCGACCGTCACGTGCGAGCCCATCATCAACGATCTCGGCCGCAACCCGATCGCGGTCACGCTGGGCGGCATGCCGTCGTTCAATATCGCAGAGAGCTTGCTCACGCCGGCGCAGTACATCCAGAATTTCATGCTGCCGTGGCTGACGTCGCTGGGGATCACGCACTTCGCGCTCGGCGACGTGACGCCGACTGGCAAGTATTCGATTGCCGCGAAGCGCATCACGCCGCTCGCGCTCGGCGGCCAGCTTGAAACGCTGACCAAGTACGAGCTACAGGCGCGGCGCGACACGATCAGTCAAAAGTTCCTGCTCGATCTCGTCCGAATCGGCGAGAGCGCGACGTCGCCGGAAGCGCGCGTCGGGGTCAATGTGCAGGCCATGGACCGGGACATCACGGCGGATCAACGGTTCTACACGCGGGCGTTTCCGTTTGGCGCGGTGGTGGGCTCCGAAATCGACGAGTCGCACATCGGACAGCATGGGTGGAAGGTGTCGGCGGTGACGGGGCTTGTGGCGACGCTAGCGCATCCGCAGGCCGGCGGCGATGGACCGCTCGGCGCGGATGATCAACTCAACGGCACGTACGCCAGCGTCTCGTTCAACATGATTTTCCCACGGATCACGACGGGCACGCAGCCCAAGGGATACGCATACGATCCGACGCGGCGCACGATCTGGTGGAGCGTGTTCAGCTACGCCAGCGCGTTCGACACGCTGTGCTGGTACGACTTGCGCGATAACACGTCAGGCACGGTGAGCATTTCGGGCTCAACGAGCTTCGGCGAGATCTGCTATGACGGCGGCACCGATGAGCTGCTCGTGGCGTGTTCTGACGCTTCGAAGATCGAGCGGATCACGCTGTCGACGAAAGCGAGCGCTGGCAACTACGCGTGCGCGGCTGGCCCAACAACGCTGACCAACCTCGTCCCGCTGGGTGGCACACATCTCGCGATCGGCTTTGCCACAGGCACGCACGGGATCGAGCTGATGGTGATGTCGACGCACGCGCACGCGGCTTATCTCGACACGCTCGCCGCGAACAGCCAACATTGCCTGTTCAGTTCAGCGACGAATGCGTTCTATACGTTCTCGTCGACGTCCACGGCCGTGCATCGCTATGACAACACGTTCGCGCACATCGCGGCCATCACGCCATTCGCGAGTAATGTGGCGGCGCTGGGCGCTGATACCGCGAATGGCGTCGTGTACATGGTTGAGGCCATTTCGAACCCGCACGCGCGGAGTTACAACGAGGCCGGCGCAACGCTTGGCACGAGCACCGCGCTCGGCTCACTGAACGGCGGCGCGATTACGCCGGTCGTGTTGAGCGGAGAGATGACGATCATGCCGTTCATCGGGGGGAAGCTCTATTTCCACGAGAACGGCACGAACCGGCACGCGTTAGTCGTGATTGACACCGCGGCGGCGTACGCGATTGCCGGGTACGTGCACACACCGGGCGAATGCGCGCTGTACGACTCGACCGATGACGTGTTCGTCATGATGTCGACGTTGGGTGGCATCGCGATCTACTATCGCAATGGCAATCTTCTGCCGAGCGGGCGGTTGCGGTTCGCGGTGGCCGATTCTGCCGCCGGCGCGCAGACGGTGACCGCGGTCGGCGGCACGAAAGGACCAATCGTGGCCGGCCAGCTCATGGAATTCCGCGACGATGCAGCCGACACGTACCGGTTGCATCTCGATGATCCGGTCAATCTGGCCCTGTATGGATCCGTGGACGGCTTCCCGCAATTCACAGACGGCTACAAGCGCAACTACCGCGACAATCCGCGGTTCGATCTGTGGGTGTCGAATCTGCCCGTGTTCACAGGACTCGTGGCGACAGGAGCCAACGCGAGCAGCATCGGGCAGCCGCGGTGGGTGAAGGCGGACGCACAAACCGTCTCTCGCTCGACGGTGGCCGCGATTGACGGCGCGCAGGCCAAGACCGCCGATGTCGTCACGACCATGAACGTCAAGGGGCTCACACCGGGCCGCGTGATTCAATGCGGCGACTGGGTGCATTCGGCGAGCGCTGGCGGCCGACACATGTCGATCCTCGACCGTGCCGTTGCGGACGGATCCGGCAAGGCGAGCGTGACGTGCATTGTCGATACGACGGCCACATGGGCCGACAACGAGGTGATCACGCTGTGGTCACCTATTCAAAGCGACGGGCTCGGCGACTACATGCTGGTCATGCCGGCGCACACGTTCCTCGGCGCGACCTTCTCTCGGCCATCCTTCACGGGCGGGGTGCACATTCCGGCGATCGGCGGCGCGGATCGCGCATGGATCCGCTTTCGATTCCTCGTGCAGCAATTCAACGCGGACACCGCCCAGCTCCAAGTCACGTTCGGCGGCTATGATGATTCGGTGCTGAACCCGGATAGCTTGGTTGCAGGCACCGAGGCTGCGCCGGCATTCACCGCGTTTGAACTCGATCAACCGGTGGACTTGAGTGTAGTGCCGGCGGGAACCGACGCGTTCCTCACGTGGCAGCAAAACTTCGAAGCATTTACCGGCGTCATATATTTGCAAGCGATCGAGGTGTTCGTGATGACCGCAGACGCACCGATGCCGACGCCGGTGGGCGCGGTGACGGGCGACGAGCTGATTCCGTGGGTCGGTGCGAATCAATTGCTCTTCGACAAGGGGCGCAGCTCGCCGTCGATCGTGTACCGGGTGGCGGTGCTCGAAGACGCGGCAAAGTACGTGCTCGGTGTGACGACAAAGCTCTTTGATCCGCAGCGCAACATCATCGGCGCAACCCCGCGGTGCATGGAAGTGACGCGGATCGCGCGGCGCGAATCGACCGAGATCGCCGCACCGCAGATCGTGCTCGACAATAACCCCGATTCGATTCTCGCCGCGATCGTGGCGCTGGAGAACGCACAATGACGCTCGTCACGGTCTCGATTAACGGGACGCCCGTGGAGGATCTCGGGTTCTTCCCGACGAACCTTGTGGACTGGCTGAGCTTGCCGGTACGCACGTTTCAAACGGCGGACGTGATGAACGTCGACGGACAGGTGCCGTTGAGCTATGCCTCGCGCACTGGGACGCGCCAGCTCGGGCTCGGCCTCTATGCGCAGAGCCCGTCGTCACTGACCGATCGCAGAGACAAGCTCAACGAGCTGTGGCGCGCATTCAACGGGCTGGTCGAAGTCTGCTGCGTCGACGATCCGAACAAAGTGTGTTACGGATTGCTGACGGCCGGGCCGGTGCGCGCGGCCTCTGCGCCCGCGTCGCTGCTCTCGGGACAGCCGCAGGCGCAGGCCGATGTGACCGTGGTGTGCCATGATCCGCTGTGGTACGCGAGAAATCCGGCAATCGCAAGCGTTGGCGCGGTGAACGTGCCGGTGCCGCTGCCGATCGGCACGTCGAGCGCGCGGATCCGCAACATGACGGTCACGCTATACGGCGCAGTTACACCGTCGCCGACAGTCATCACGCTGAAGAATGCGAGCGGCACCGAGCTGGCACGGTGGACGCTCTCACAAACACTCACGGCGAGTCAGTACGTGCAGTTCGTGCGCTCGCAACGCGGCTTTTCAGTGACCATGTATTCGGGCGGCGTGGCGACCGATTGGATTCAATATCTTGGCGCGAGTGAATCGTTCTTCGACATTGACCCGCAGGACTTGCCAACGATCGAAACAACCCGCGGCACACTGGCAGTTTCACTTCTACCGGCCTTTCTCTCATGACGGCGCTGTTCGCGGTCAGACACACACCGCCCCCGTGGCTCATGTTGGGGTGGAACGCGCGCGACGTCTCGCTCGTGGATCGGGTGAGCGGCGCATCGATGGTGCTGGTGCGCGCCGGCAATGCCGCGGCATTCGCGAGCGATGGGCTCTACTACGCGCCCGTCGACAATGCGCCGCGGTTCATCATCACGGCGGACGGTTCACTCGCGCTGCTGCTGGAAGTGACGAGCACGCAGGTGCTGCTGCAAAATCGCAACGTGGGCAACGCGGCGTGGACGCGCACCAACATGACCGCGCAGGCCACGGTGGGGATCGATGGCGTTGGCGTGCCCGGCGTCAGTGGTAACGCGAAGATCCTCGGCGCGACCGCCGGCAATGCAACGGCGGTCCAAGCGGTGACGCTCGGATCGAGCAGCCGCATCGTCGCGATGTATGCGAAGCGCGAGACCGGCACCGGCGCTATCCAAATGAGCGTCGATGGCGGATCCACGTGGACCACGATTGGCCCGCTGACCGCGGCGTACGCGCGGTATGGGCCGCCGGCGCAAACGCTCGCGAATCCGAGCGTCGGCATTCGCATCGTCACGAATGGCGACAAAATTAGCGTGGATATGGTGACGAACGAAACCGGCACCGTGTTGACGTCACCGATGGCTGCCACTACGGTTGCCGTGACGCGCGCCGCAGAGACCGCGTATTTCCCGTTTCTGTCGCTGCCGCAGGCCATGAGCATCTACGTTCGCGGCATCAACTACGGGACGGCGCAAGCGCTGTCGGGGAACGACAAGTATTGGTCAATCTGCGATGCTGCTGGCGACGCCCCGCTGTTAACCGGCGAGGGAGGGTCAAACAAATTTTCATTCACGCACGATAATGCAGGGCTTGGTTTTCCATCGGGTCCGGGCTCAGGGAGCGTGACGAATGCGATCGCATATGGTGATGAGGTAGAAGCACTGCTCACGATCGACAAGACAGGGCTGTGCACGGCAAGCACGCGCGTCAACGGCGGCGCAGTTGTGACGGGCACACCGGTAGCGACGGGCGCACTCGCGCCAGCGTGGGCCGCTGCCCGATTCTATCTGAACTCGCTGGGCGGAGTAGCAGGCACATACGGACGCTTTGCTTTCAAGGCGGTGGGTATCGCACAAGGAGCAGCGCGCACCATGGACGTCATGGCACAGGCGGTGGCCTAAATGCCTACCGATCCGCAGATCGGGATGTTACCCGCATGGATGCAGCCGGTCTTGATCAGCGCGTGTTCGATCGGCTGGGCCGGGGCTGCACACATGTGGTGGCGCTGGCAGGTGGAACGCAAGGCGAACGCTGATGAAGACATGCGCAAGCTCGCCCTGAACGGGCTGCGCGAATCGATCGTGCGCGACATCGAAGGAAAAATTGCGACCGCGAGTGCGGAAGCCAACACGACCGCGGCGCATAATGAGACCAGAATCAACAGCACCGACGCATCGTTGACGCAGGAGGTATCGGAACGCAAGGCCGCGGTCAATGAAATCGGGAGCGAATTCGATACCAAGGTGGCGGCATTGGAGGTCAGGCTGAGCGCGTTCGAGCAAACACTCATGGGGCCGGAAGGCAAGAACGGTGTGCGCGGCAACGTACGGTATTTGCTCGACTTCTCGGAAGCGGCGAAGCTCGCGCTCGATCGCCTCTCAACGAGAGCCAAAATCAAAAACCCTGAACTCAGCAACCTGAGCCGCTCATGAACTGGATAATGTGGGCCGGGATTGGCGTGGCGGTCGTCGTGAGCGTGATCTGGCCACGCGTAGGGCTCTGTATCGTTTCGCCGCTCATGGAGAAGAACCCGCAGCGCGTGCTCGCGACGCGCGCGCCGGTTGTGCTGTCGATGACGAGCATCGCGATCGCGGCGTTCTCGGTAGCCATGTTTCACCAGATGTGGAGTGCGGGCATCGCCGGCTGGCCAGAGGCGACGCTGTGCATGGCGCTCATCCTGTCGAGCCCGATCACGGCCGCGCTGGAGAAATTGCCCGCGAAAGAGATCGTCGAATTCGGCACGCACATTCTGGAGCGGTTTGGGCAGGGCGGGACGCGTACCGTAGGCAGTGTGTTCACGCCTCACGCATGGAAGGATGGAGATCCGAACGCGGGGGTCATGTGAGCGCCGGCGACGCGGCGACGGCCGCGGCGGCCGAGCCCACCATTATCCGCTCGCTCGATGCGCTGGCCCCGATCTTCCGCGCGAACGTTGAGGCCGCTGTTGCGGCGTGTCTGGCGGCCGGCCTCGATGCGAAGATCGCGGAGACATCACGAACCCACGCGACGGCCGTCCTGTACTACGCGCGCGGGCGCACGATCATCCCGCCGAGCGAGCCCGTGACGAACGCGATCGACGAGACCTATACGTGGCACGGCTACGGGCTGGCGGTCGACGTGATCTCGACGGAGTACGAATGGTTCGATAACGAGGCGGCCGTGAAGGCATGGCCGAAGTCAGCGGCGCGCGAGACCGCAGCGAACGCGTGGTTTGCGAAGGTTGCGGCTACATTCAAGGCACACGGCTGTAAATGGGGCGGCGACTGGACGCACCCGGATCTCCCGCACCATCAACACGCGGCATGCAAGCCGTCGCCGAGCGACGTGGCGCGGACGCTGCTGCGAACCCAAGGCGTGCAGGCGGTCTGGCGCGCCGTAGGAGCGATGACATGAGCGGAGCACAGATTGCGATCGTCGTAGTGGCGGTAGCGGTTGGCATCGTGTTGCCGGCGTTCCTCGTGATCAGGGCGAAGGGGCGGCCGACGTCGAGCGGCGCGCCACCACTCAACCCGGTGTACTCGCACATCGATCCCGTGACCGGACAGACCGTGATCGATGAACCGGGCACCGTGCATGACATCGGGACCGAGCACACGAGCGGACCGGGACCGACTGACGCGGAGAAGAAAGCGAAGGCCGTAGCGGCGGCCGGCATCGTGCCAGCTCCGCCGGCGAAAACGGATCCGCCGACCGCAGCGTGAAAAAACGGCTCGCCGATCTGGAACCCGGAATTTCTGGCACCGTCGCAGACGGGATCATCTTTTTCGACTGTCCCGTCTGCGAGGGCGCGGCTGCGCATCGCGTAGGCGTGTTGATCAGCGCGCAGCCGTTTCATGAACGGCCGCGTAAGGAGGGCGAGCTGTACAAGGTGTGGCAGGCCAGCGGCGCGTTCCCTGATTCACTCACGTTGAGCCCCTCGATCGATCTGGTTGAAGTCGATGAGAACGGCAACAAGATTCGGACGCGTTGTTGGCACGGGTTCATTCAGAACGGCGACGTCACGTAGGGGCTGGTTATTTCTGGACTCGTCATGTATTGTTGGCGAGCAAACGATTCCTAACACCTGAGAGGTCACACCATGCAGCTCAAAGCCGGTGATCCGCACGCAGGCGCACACATCAAGATTTTCCGCGAGACCCCGGTGAGCGAGCAGGCTCCGCCGGATCCGGGTCAGCCGGATACGCGGAAGCCGCGGTGGGAGCAGCTCCCAACGGCGGACGTGCTCGCGGTCGACACGACACGGAAGACCGTGCACGTACTGGAACGCTTGCCGAACGGCGAGGCGGTGATCGAGCACAGCCACCGTGGGTCACATCAGCGCGTGCGCGTGCTCGAAGGTGCGAACGTGCGCATCGAAGGCTTGCCCGAAGGGCTGCCCGAGAATGCGGACACGCTCGCATCGACGGACGTGCAGCCGGTCAAGCCGCTGACGATCGCGGACGGTCCGGTGTCGGCGGAAGGTGAAGCGGTAACGGAGACCGTCCGCGAGAGCGAGGAATTGCCGGAAGCGTAAACACGGAGGACAGGGGCCGACTGGCTTCGACAGAAGATTGAAATGCACCGATGCAAGCGATCGCGGCCCGGATCCAACAGGGCCAAACCATAACAGCCAAAGACAACGAAGTGTCGCTGTGTGCGTTCCGAAGTGCACGAAATCGCGTTACGCCGATCCAGATGGCTGCGTAACTGGTGGACGGTGCGACCGTAAGGCCGCTCCCCGCATGAACAGCCGGCCGTCTGACGATCAACGGCCTATGCTTGTAGAGTTGGTGATGAGTAGGTCTTTTGGACCGGGGTTCGATTCCCCGCGGCTCCACTTTTCTTTCGAGGGCGAGCGATGATACCGGTTTTGCATAGCGCGCTGTACATCGTCGGCGGCATCGCGCTCGCGCTGCTGGCGGGCGTTATTGTGCTGATAACGCTCCTCGCGAACGGCACGCACTACATGTTCACGCAGAACGTGCCGCAGCTCGGGTCAGACGCCAAGATCACACTGAGGTTCGAAGTTGCGCCCCGTCATATCGTGGCGCGCCTGATCGATTCTGATTTCTCGATCGGCTCGACCATCTATCTCGCCGATGATTCACTCGCCGCCGGCGAGCCGAACGGCTGGGGCGGCATCGCGCACGAAATCGGACACATGCTGGCGCGTCGCAAGGAATACGGGAACGACGATTCGTTCCTCGACGTGGTGCGTTGGACGCTCCGCGTGTTCGACATGTGGCGGTTGCACGGACACAAAAACTCCCCCGAAGAGCGCGTCGCCGTACAGTACGCGCTCCGCACATGGCGTATGTTCCCTGAATTCGTGAAGGATCATCTCGTTCCCGCGCCGGCCAGCGGCTGGCCGTCGTAGTTTCCCGTTCCATCATTTCACCATGAGATCCGCACCATGAGCACAGCAGCACGACCCATTCTGTCCGGGCTTGGACTGCTCGCCGGCACGTTCCCGGCTGGCGGTATCACACAGGCCCCGATCTTCGATCCGGCCGACAACTGGGAAGGCGTCTACCCGGAGTACGAGGTATGGCTCCGTGAAAAGCATCCCGCGATCGCAGCGTTCGCGGACGCAAGCGAGGCCAACGATCTCGCGCTCGGCAACTTCATCAACAACACGTACGGCGTCGACGCCGAAGGCAACCGCACGATCGGCGACGGCAGCGGCCCGCGTAGCACGTCGGCATTTTTCGCGGCCGTCGACCAGTTCGTGACGACGCCGAGCGCCGCGCAGGTCGCGGCCCCGGTGGCGACGGACGCGCATGGATTTGTCGGGGATCCGCACGCCATGGACGACGCGCCGGTGGGCGCGACGCTCACGGTGACGGACGCCGGTGCCACCATTCAGCACCCGGATTCGCCCGTCGCGACGCTGCTGCCCGAAGGCGATCCGGCGCACAATCTGCCGGTGGGCGTGAAGGCGGTCGTGATCGATCAGAGCGGCCGTGTCGCGGCGAGCGTGCCGCCGACCGCGGTGCCGGGCGGCAAGGCGAACGAGCCGTGGATCGAGCGGGAGTGGGACTCGTTCCGCCACATGATGGCCGATTTCTACCACTGGACGCGCAAGAAGATCGGTCTGAAGGCGTAAACGCGTGACGAGCGGAGCGAAGCTGGTTGTTGCAGCGGTGGTGCTCACGGTCGCGGTGGCCGTGGGCACCATGCTGGTCGTACACGAGCGCGACGTCGGCGCGCGGAAGCTGCTCACGGCGCAGCTCGATTCGATCAGAGCCGTGCACGGGAAAGAGACCCGCGCTGCCGTCGACACGGCCGTCAAGGCGGCCATCGTGAACGCGAAGGCGCGGACCATCTACCGTGCCGATACGGCCGCCCTATACCGCACCACGGCACACGCCGATAGCGTCACGAGGCAACTCGCCAACGAACGCGATGCCGCACTGGCCGCGGCGCACGATTCCGCGAGCACGGCCGCGCAGCTCCGAGACCACGTAGAGTTACTGGTTGCGGCGAGTGACTCGGCAGAACACGCACACGCCGAGAGGGACGTGGCGCTACAGGCGCGGCTGGTCGAGGCGGGCCATTTGATCGCGAACGACTCCAGTACGATCGCGGCCGGTGAACGCGCCCGGCTTGCCTTGCAAGGGCTCGTCGACGACGGGAACCGAGAGATCGCGGTACTGAAGAAACAGGCGTCGGCCGGCACGGCATGGCACTGGGTGGGGCACGCGGTAGCGGTCGGTACGATCGTCTATCTGGCCGTGCATGATCAGAAGCCGAGCGCCACGAACATCACGGTCAAGCAAGGCCCCGTGCAGCTCCGCATGCTGACGTTGCGGTTCTAGCTGGCTGGCGCTACCGTACGGCCATGGATCAAGACCGTCGCAGTTTCTTCCGCAACGCCACGGCACTCGCTACGGCGGTCGGTGTGGTCGCGCTCTCGCCGATCACGAAACTGTTCGCGCAGCCTGAGCGGGAAATTCCGCGCAAGCTCGACGTCAGGAAAGACGAGAATTTCTTCGGCACGAAAGACTGGGACATCGTGTTCCGCCGATACGGGCGCGAACTCAAGAGTGGCGTTGTTGCGTACGATCTCGATCAGGATTGGATCACGGTGTACCGCGAAGATCCTGACGGCCACATTGTGCTCGCACACGGCGAAGCGTTGTACGCGACCATGCACGGCGGTGTCACGGTGGAGTGGCGTCGCAAACCACGCAAACCGGCCAGCGTGAGCTATCGGAAAGATCCGCTCACGGAGTCGGTCATCTTTTCGAACACCTCGTCGGGTCCCGACGGTATCACGATCACGCGCACGCCCTGACTGAATGGCTCTGGTGGAGACAGCAGACAGCCGCATAGATTGACGATCGCAGGGTAGCGCAATTGGTAGCGCACCGGGCTCATAACTCGGAGGTTGCCGGTTCGAGTCCGGTCCCTGCTCTTTGACCACTGACAAAAGGCCCCGGCCTCTTCCTGCTTGTGCGTGGACGAGCGCATCGGATCAGCTCAGGATAGGTGGTCAGCTTTTGCAACGGTCGTAGCACCGGCTCCATCAGCGAAGAGCGAGCGCTGAACCCGGTTGTGCTACGGCCGTTGCGCTTTCGGGCCAGAGGCGTTAACCATGCGAGGTTCACGGACGCACGAACTCTCACGAGGGAGCGCGCTTGATCGCAAATCATCCGGGCCGCCGCAAGAGACCGGCTTACAGGAAGCGCTAAGCTTCTGTCGCGCAACGAGCCGCGGGGATTCGTCCCTAAGCGGCTCGTTCTCTTGTGTGCCCGGCCATGCGCGGTCATATTGGAAACCGTGAACGCCTGAAGTGAAAGCCGTACCGGACGCGACTGATTATCGCGCACCGGGCGGCTTTTCTGCTGGCCCTTGCGCGCCGAGCTAACACCTGTTAGGCTAGAGATATGCGAGAATTCACTCGCGCTTCCAACGCGGAGACAACGGTATGGTGAAATCAGCGAAAGCAATCTGGACCGCGCCGGCAGGACGCACGGCGCTCGTCATGGGCTCGAACTGCTGGGGTCAGGGCGCAGACGCGAAGATCGCGCTGCGCAATTGCAAGGCCGAAGCGCCGAGCTACGCCAAGAAATTCGTGCTGATCGACGCGCCGAAAAACTTCAACATCCACCCGGTCGATGGCAGCGTCGAGTACAAGCCATCCGATGGCAGGCCGGTACGCGTGGGCGAACTAAACGCGCGCGGCGAGCTGAAGAGCGAAGTAAACCCGCTCGGCGAACTGGAACCGCTCGGCTCGTGAGCGACACGCCGGCGGAATCGGTCGCCGCGCCACGCCAACGAGAGGCGTGGCGCTTCGACCGTACGGGGCTCGTGGAGGGACTGATCTTGCGCGCCCGCGTCTGTAAATGCCGCAGCGGCAAGCACGTCGACGACTGCGAGCTACCGAAATGGCGCGACGCGCTGATCGTGGCGATCGAGGAGGCGCGGTCTGACGCGACCGAGGCGGACAAGGTGGACGCTGAGCGCTGGCGTAGCGCGGAGAAGACAGTCGCGATGATCATTGGGCCGCCACCTAATAGCGCGGAGTGCAATCACAATTGGGTCGACTACGGCGATCACTGGTTTTGTTGGAGCACGTGCGGAGAGACCGTTAACAAATGACAGAGCGCGGTATGATCTTCGGCGCAGAGAGCGTGCGCGCGATTCTCGCCGGCACGAAGACGCAGACGCGGCGCGTCATCACGCCAGATAACGCGCAGTTCGGCGCGTGGGGCCGTCAGTTCTTCGCGCATGCCGATTTCGCGCGAGCTTGGCGCGACGGCATTGGGAGCGGCGCTGAATATCTGCACGTGCCGGTGCATCAGAGCGCGAACGGTTGCGTATGGTGTGAAACCATGGGGTGTGACGGGGTGGTCGATCGACTACGGCCGAAGATTGCGCCCGCGCGCTGCTACGATCAGAAGCCGAGCACCGACAGGCGTGACCCGTACACGCCGCCGGCGTCGCAGCTCTGGGTCAAAGAGACCGCCTACATCTCGCCGGCGCACTTTGCGCGGGATGCTGAGGCCACGCACGACGACGGCCGAGTAGTGCAGTACGTGGCGTCGTGCCCAGATGGGGATGCCGCCGAAGATTACGGGATCCGCCGAACACCGTCGATCTTCATGCCGCGGTGGGCATCACGGATCACGCTCGAAGTGACCGAGGTGCGCGCGCAGCGCGTGCAGGACATCACGCTCAACGACGCCATTCTTGAGGGCGTGCCGTATACGCGATGTACGCATCTTGATCAGCCGCCGACGAGTCTCGCGTGCTTCGACTGCATGAACACGGGCGTACTCGACAACCCGGTAAAGACGTATGCCGCGCTCTGGGACTCGCTGAACGCGAAGCGTGGCCATTCGTGGGAATCAAATCCCTTTGTCTGGGCGATTGGATTCAACGTTGTTGATGGGAAGGAACATCAAAAGCACTAGCGCGGATGCCTAACACCCGTTAGATTGCTCGCACGGAGGGAACCATGGGCAAAAAGCCAACCAAACCGAAACCGGCACTCACGCCACTTCAGGCGGAGCGGTTCGCGTTGCTACGAGAGTACGGGGTGCCGCAGACAGCCATCGCGAAAGCGACCGGCTTTCACCGCACGAACGTGCACGCCGTGCTGATGGATAAGTGGGATAACCCGGCGATCAAGCATGAGATCGCGAACCGTGTTGGACGCAGCGTGAACGATCTCTTTCCACGCGCTGAACCGGTTGAGGCGGAGCCGGCCGCCGTCTGATGCAACAGCGGCCCGCACGAGATGACGTGCGAGCCGCCGAAGGCAAGGGTATTACACAGGCCATTCACTACACGCCCCGGAGGCGTGCAACACCGAGCAACGTAGGACGCTCATCACGTGGACGCAAGGGAGAACCATCGCATGACAGCCAAACCAGACACGGCGTTCGTCTTTCGCACCGCCGAACGAGCCAAGGTCAAGCTCAAAGCCATGATCAACGGGCCGAGCGGATCCGGCAAAAGCAAAGGCGCGCTCTACTTGGCGCGCGGGCTCGACGTGGGCGAGATCGCGGCCATCGACAGCGAGAACGACCGCATGCTGTACTACGCGGACGAGTTTCCGTTCAAGCATCTCTCGCTCAGCGACATCGGTTCGGTCACGCCGGCCGCGTACAAAGCCGCGCTCGATGCGGCCGTCGCGGCCGGATTCAAAGTGGTCGTGATCGATTCGCTGCATCACGCGTGGCAGGACTTGCTCGACCGCAAGGAGAAGTACGACAAGGCGAACCCCGGCTCGAATGGCTTCGCGAATTGGAAGATGTTCGGCCGCGAATGGGACGATCTGATCCGGCACATTCTGGAAGCGCCCGTGCACGTGATCGCGACGTCGCGCTCGAAGCAGGAGTATCAGCTCGTCGACCACAACGGCGGCAAGAAGCCCATCAAGCTCGGCGTGAACCCCACGGTGCGCGAGGGCACGGAATATGAATTCGCGCTGGTCTTCGACGTGATGCCATCGCACTCGGCGCATTGCACGAAAGACAACACGGGCTTGTTCGGGACGGACGCGGACACGCTGTGGGATCTCAAAGACCCGGACGTGGCTGGCGACATTCGCCGATGGTTGTCGTCGGCGAAAGCCGAGGAGAAGGTCGTGGCGCGGAAATATGAGGGGCCGCGGTTCGTGAAGATGAAGGGGCTCGAAGAGCACGCGGGCAAGCCGCTGCCCGAACTGCCACTCGACGTGCTGAAGGACGGGTACGCGCGCGCTCAAGGTGCCGCGGCGAAACAGCCCGACAACGAGCGCATCGCGCAGGTGTTTGCGGATCTCTCCGCGGAGCTGGAGGACCGCAACAACGCGGCGGCCGACGCGGCGCTCGCCGAATCGCTCGGCGGCGACGTCGTGACACTGGACGGAGACCCGGTAGCTGGGCTAGAGCCGACTGGCCTGTTCAGGGCGGCGGCAGGACTGCGCGCTGAGTCGATGGCCGGCGCGACGCCAGCGCCAGACGCCAAGGCTCCGCAGCTCCGCGCGCCGCTTCCACCGTTGGGCTCGGCGAGCGCCGCGCAAATCGCGGATCACCTGTCGCGCGGCGAACCAACGCCCGCCGCGCTCTCGCAGGAATGCACGTGCAAGGACGGCGTTGAGGATCCGTTCTGCGTGGTGCATCTCGCCACGACCACGGAGACACCGGTGCCGTTGCCCAGCGAGCCACCGCTCGGCGACTTGCTGCGCGATCGCACGCCGGAACAGCTCGACGCACAGGACGAAGACGAAGCCGCGTTCGAAAGAGCGCGCATCGATACCGCCACAAATCTCCGCGCGGCCGAGACCTTGGCACCGGAGAAGATTCGTGAGATGTTTCCGGGCGCACGGGCTGACGCGATCATCGCGATGAAACGCAAAATGCAGAGCGAGGTCGGCGTCTGCGCGTAGCGCACACTCTTTCTCCCCCCTGACGAACACGGAGCGGCACGTGGACGAGAATGGCGAAATGGTACTCAGGCTCTTCGGCCGGCAGCGCAACGTCGTGAACAACGCGCTCGCCGAATACGAAAGCGCCCTGAGCAAGCAGAAGAAAAAGGCGAGCGAGTTCGGCGTGCCCACGGATGGGTACGACACGATGTTGTCGATCGCGGCGGAAATTCGCGATCAGATCAAACCGCAGATCATGGACGAGCCCGCGCCGGAATCGCACGTGGTCGGAGAGCAGCCGGATCTCCCGTTCGACGAACCGCCCGCGAAGGGCGGCGAGGTCATCGACTTGACCGGTGGCACGATCCCCGGTGATGAGCGCGATGGCGAAGAGCGCGTCGAGGGCGACGGCGGCGCATTTGATTCGACGGATCACGCGTTCGATCCGACGAGCGATTCACAGCGCCCCGCCAGCGATGATCCGCCCGAGCCGTGGAAGGACGGACTCACGAACGACGACGACATTCCCGATTGACCATGGGCACCGTCCGCTTACCAGTTGTCGCGGTTGAGGCCGCGGCGCGCGCGATGCGCGCGTCGTGCCTTCCCGATCATATTGCGGCCGCGATGGCCGAGCAGGAGCCGCATGGCAGCGCGTTCTCGACGACGCCGTTCGAGCTGAGCGATGAGGAATGGAACGAGACGTCGGAGACGCAGCGTCAGTGGCTGATGAAGCTGGCGCGGCATGGTTTGGCGGCTGGGCTTGGCCGCATGGGGATCACGGAGCGCCAAATCGTTGACGCTGCGACGCGTGGAGATCCGTGATGTTCTGGCACGGATACGAATCAGTGGGCGATTACATCACGTCACGCCGGCGCGGCGAGTATGCGCCGCGCGTGCTCCCGCCGATCATTCCCGGCCGGTATTGCCAGCACCATTCAGCGCCGCATAGCACGCAGTGTTTGCGGCCGGCGCGTCGGCGGATCGGGGTGGACTATTTCTGCGAGATCGAATCGCATGACGAACTGTTTGCGCCGAGCATTCGCGCGAGATGAGCGACCGGTCCGAGGATGAGATAGTACCAACGTGGCCACTCAGCGCCGATGAAGAAGTGCTGTACGAGCTGATGCACGGCGTGTGGTTGGAGGAAGGCAAAACCGAGCGGCGTGCGCCGTACAACTGCCGCCACGAGCCGCACTATCCGAGCCATGAGACCGTGACGTTTTCGATCGCGTATCCCGACATGACATGTCATCACGCGCACCTCGAATGCCCGATCGAGGAGCCGCATATGATGGCGGAGTGCGGACGGTTTCGCGGATGACGGACTACGAGAAGTTTCTCGATGCGAAAGCCCAGATTGGGTCGATGGATGGATTCGCGGCGACCTCAGCACACGGGTTCCTGTTCGATTTTCAGGCGGCACTCGTCGAATGGATTACCCGCAAGGGACGTGGTGCGATCTTCGCGGATTGCGGGCTCGGGAAAACGCCGATGCAATTGGCATGGGCTGACAACGTGGTCAGGCATACAAACGGCCGTGTGTTGATTCTCACTCCACTGGCGGTCTCGGCGCAAACCGTTGAGGAGGGGGCCAAGTTCGGCATCGAAGTGCGCAAGTCCATCGACGGCACCCGCCATGCCGGTATCACAGTCACGAACTATGAACGGCTACACCATTTCAATCCGGCTGATTATGTCGGTGTGATCTGTGATGAATCGAGCGCGATCAAATCATTTGACGGCGCGCGACGACAGGCCGTGACGGCGTTCATGAAGAAAATGCAATACCGGTTACTCTGCACGGCGACTGCCGCCCCGAACGACTACATAGAGCTGGGGACGACGAGCGAAGCGCTCGGGTGTCTTGGGTATATGGACATGCTGAATCGGTTTTTCAAGAACGATCTGAACAATTCCGCAACCGGCCGGCAATACGGCGGTGCGGCGAAATGGCGATTCAAGGGTCACGCCGAACAGCATTTTTGGCGGTGGGTGTGCTCGTGGGCACGGGCGATTCGACGGCCATCCGATCTCGGGTTTAGCGACATGCGGTTTGTGCTACCGCCATTGATCGAGCAAGAGCACGTCGTGGATGCTAGAAATACGCGCGAAGGCATGCTGTTCGATCTCCCAGCGCATGGACTCTGGGAAGAACGCGAAGAAGCACGTCGCACGCTCGCGGAACGCTGTGAGCGTGCGGCATCGCTCGTAAACAATACGGGCGAGCCCGCCGTTGTCTGGTGCCACCTGAACGACGAGGGCAAGCAACTTCGGCAGTTAATCCCCGACGCTGTAGAGATCAGCGGGGCCAATTCTGACGACGAGAAAGAGGACGCCTTTCTACGATTTGCGCGCGGTCAGATCCGCGTGCTTATTACGAAACCCAAGATCGGCGCGTGGGGCCTAAACTGGCAGCATTGCGCGCACATGACGTTTTTTCCATCGCATTCGTTCGAGGCATACTATCAAGCGGTGCGCCGCTCATTGCGCTTCGGGCAGAACCGGCCGGTGACCGTTGACATTGTGACCACGGCTGGCGGGCAAGGGATCAAGCAGAATCTCCAGCGGAAATCACAGGCCGCCGATCAAATGTTCTCCTCGTTGGTTCAGCATATGAATCACGAGATGGCGCTCGAGCGCCAATCCACATTTAGCGAATCAACACAAATACCATCATGGCTATTGCCGAACAGGTAATCACCGATAGGTACGCGCTCTATTCTGGCGACTGTATGGAGGTCATGCAGAATCTCCCAGACTCCAGCATCCATCTGTCTATTTATTCTCCGCCGTTCGCTGGGCTCTACCATTACTCATCCAGCGACCGCGATCTATCGAACTGCGCCAACCGCGAGGAGTTTTTCGCCCACTACGAGTTTGTGGTCAGGGAGATCCATCGCCTCACCCTGCCGGGGCGCATGACGGCCGTGCATTGCATGGACGTTCCAACCGGCAACACTGGACTCGATTCGCTGACCGATTTTCCCGGTGACATCATTCGCCTCCACGAGAAGATCGGCTTTCACTACGTCGCGCGCTACCACATCTGGAAGGAACCGCTCGCCGTGCGCAATCGCACCATGACGAAAGCGCTTGCGCATAAGTCTATCGTGGAAGATTCGTCGCGGTGCACGGTGGCGTCGGCCGATTATCTTCTTGTGTTCAGGCGCTCTGGACAGAACACGATTCCGATTGCGCATCCCACGGGACTTATGGAGTACGCGGGAGAACGCGTGATGCCGGCTGAGTTACTACGGTATCGCGGCTGGACCGGCAACCAAATCGAGAACCGCTACTCGCATTGGATCTGGCGACAATATGCGTCAGCGTTTTGGGATGACATTCGCCTCGGCCGCGTACTACCATATCGCGCTGCGCGTGATGCCGAAGACGAGAAGCACGTGCATCCGTTGCAGCTCGACGTGATAGATCGGTGCCTTGTGCTTTGGTCCAATCCAAACGAGACGGTGCTCACGCCGTTTATGGGCGTTGGCTCGGAAGTTTATAGCGCAGTGAGCGCTGGCCGACGCGCGGTTGGCGCGGAACTGAAACCGTCGTACTATCGACAGGCCGTGAAAAACGTGGGCGCTATTGGTGCGCTAGAGACCGAGCAGGTCGATCTGGAATTGGCACCCACGTTTGCGGAAGACGATCCCTGAGCGGCTTGCGAATGAGCGCTAACACCTGTTAGGTTGCGCGCTCACCTATTTCACTCCAGCGGCGGAGTACACACGACATGGCGTACGACAATCAGTACGAGTACCACGGCGGCGCGATCTGTACCGTGGACATCGAGACGATCCCGATCAACGCGGAGGTGGCGCGCATCGACGAGGAGATTCAGAAGCGGTCAGCCGTCATCAACGCGGAGACCTACAGCGAAGAGGACCGGCCGGCACCGAAGAGCTACAAGAAGCAAGACACGATCGATGCGTGGCGCGAGACGGATAAAACCACGTGGGCCGAGAAGCAGGTTGAGCGAATGATGAAGCTCGAAGTCGAGCGCGCCGAGCGCGTGGGCGAACTGGGCTTGTCGGCGCGCACGGGCCGCATTCTGAGCTGTGCGGTGCTCACGGATACCCCGGAAACCTTTTGGCGCGACGAGACCGCGCGCGATCGCGTGTGTTTCTACGCGAAGGATGAGCAGGAGGAAACGGGCGTCGTTGACTCGATGCTGCGCCAGATCAGCGGCGCAGCGCTCGTGGTCACGTACAGTGGCGCATTCGACCTCACGTTCGGCGTGGTGCGCTCGCACATTCTGCGCGGGCAGATCAAGCGCACGCGCGATGCGCTAGTCGCGAAGATCCCGGTGGGTGAGCGCATCGTATTGCCAGACGAGTTAACCGTGCCGCTGGCGTTGCCGAACCCGTTCGAGCTTGGCACGTTGTTTCAACGCTACCGGCACTGTCCGCACTTCGACGTGCGCATGGCGCTCTCGAATTGGGACATGCGGGCGACCGGGAAACTCGACGAGTGGCTTGCCGCGTTCGGGTTGCCCGGTAAGGCGGGCATGCACGGGAGCGAGGTATACGCGGCCTATCTGGCCGGCAAGCACGAGGACATCATCACGTACAACTTCGGCGACGTCGACGGGACGCGGGCACTCGCGCGGATCATCGCGCCGTACCACGTGCAGGGGCTGTCGCAGTATTACAACGTGACACGTCCGCGCTGAGCCGTGGGATCCGCGAAACTTGCTGCGCCGGATGACCCGGCGCAGCTCCCGCTCCAGCTCGACCCGTATCGCGGCCTCAAGCTGCTGCAATCGCATCGCGACGTGCTGTACGTGTTCGTCGACGCGAAAGCGCCGCTCACGGACGAGCAAGCCATCTCGCTCTATCTGAAACACCGGGAGACCGGGGTGGCGCTAGTCGCACAGACGGCGAGCGGCATTCGCTCGCGGCGGGCCGAACTGGTCAAGATGGGACTCCTCTACCGGTCAGGGCGCGATCGGCTCTCCACGGGCAATCTGGGCGCACAGCACCGGGTTTTCGGAACCGGTGCCATCGGGTGAGCGTCGGTACGTATCCGGGCGAGCATAGCATCGTCGGCAAACTGGGGCGGCGCATCGAATTGATCGACAACGTGCTCTCCGTACGGTACTGGATCCAGCTCAGCGGGAACGTGGTCGATCGATCTCCGCGCGAACTGCCATGCACGTTCACGGTTGATTTCCTCGCGAATGTGAATGCAGACGAAGACGCGATTTATCACATGGTGCGCAGCGTGGCGGAGAGCGCTCTCAGGAAGCTGTACCACGAAGAGCGGCGGCCGTTCGTGCTATTCGGAGAGAAGATCTATGACCCGAAGGACCACGAGTGGTTGGCGCGCCGCGTGGTCTGCGTGCTCGTGCGCGACATCACGACTGGCCAGCGCGAGCCCGTCAGGTTTCACGTGCCTATGGGGCCGATCCGCGTAGCATCGAGCGCGGAGGAAGCGGCCAGTGTGCCGCGCCGCGTTGAATGCTGGCCGTATTGACCCGCACGACTGTTGACAACTCGGTGGATTACTTGTGGATCCGCTCCCGTTCTCCACCTCGCCCGCGGCGCGCGCCTCACGGTGAGTGGACAACCGGACTTGTCGACACGTTATGCACACGATTTCCACAGAAGTAAATCAGCGTCAACGTTAGCAACCGCAATCAGTTACAGAGTTATCCACGCTTATCCACGCTACTATTACAGTTACTGGTTCCGGTGTGTCGACTAACTGGCACTACCAGAACAACCGCGTGGGAATGTGGAGATCCTCGAAGCCTTCCGTGCCTGTCCTCACATGTGTTAGGTTTGCGTGCCATGAGACTTCTCACGAACGTATCCATTCACGCGACCGCCGGCGGCAGCATCGTATTCAGCGTGCAGGACGAACAGAGCCGCGCTGATTTCATTCAGTTTACGATGCTGGCGTCGCAGCTCGCGGAGATCATCATGACGCGCAGCGTGCAGTTGCTGACGTGCGATGTCGAGCACTTAGCGCTGCTGGGCGCGACGCGTGAACTCGAAGAACGCGATCTCGTGATTCGCAAATCACGAGTGCAATTCACGGTTGACGCTGGTGGGACGCGGCAGCCGAGCACGGAGACGGCCGCGTATATCGAGAGTGTGTTGCTGGAGAATCGGCGAGATCGCGCAGGGTGGGTTGCGGTAGCGGACGACTTTTTGCATGAGGGGAATTATCGGCCGGGGCTCGGTGATGATGTGATGGTCCGTGTCAGATTCTTCCGGTACATGCGGGACGGCAAGCCGCTCGACGTGCGCGGCGAATGACAGAACACACTCCGTGGAGCGCGACATGAGAAGACCGGTACGGCCGCCAACGCCGGGCGAAGTGCTCGGCAATTACATTCGCGAACATCCTGATCTAACGCAGAAAGGCTTAGCGGCCCGCATGAAGTTTCCAGCTCATCGTGTTCGCAACATCGTGCGAGGCCGCGCACAGGTCACGGCGGCGGTGGCGCTACGCCTATCGAAGGCGCTGAACACGTCAGTTCAGTTCTGGCTCAATGTGCAGCGAGAAGTGGACCTGTTTGACGCCGAACGGAAAGATCGGCGAGTCCTCCGCTCGATCCGTGGCATTTGAGCACGTCAGCGCCGGTAGCTCAACAGGTAGAGCATTCGACTTTTAATCGGAAGGTCGAGGGTTCGAGTCCCTCACGGCATACCTTCACACCGAGGGAACACGATGAGAGAATTTGATCTCGTGCAGAGCCGGCGCAGATTCCTGCTGACGTCGGCGAAGATCACGGCCGCGGTCGGCGCTGGACTGCTGGTAGTGCCAAGCTTGCTCGAAGCGCTGGAGCGCGCCGCGCCACGGCGGCTGCTCGTGCCGGGTTTCACGCCGCTGCGCGATTCCGTCACGCTCGATCAGTGGCGCGAAGTCAGGTTCAGCGTTCTTGCACGGGACATGCCGCGATGCGACTATGCGGCGTACGCATTCGCAGGCATGACGTCACGCGATCCTGTGCGTTTCGCCGAGCTAATGGGAACAGGCGTGAAACCGGCCATGACGGCGGCGATCAAAGCGCTCGATGAGCGAGTTACGTCGCGATTTAAGACTGACTATCGCATGAAGATGCAGTTAGATCGGCTACGCGATGAGGTGAAGGTGCAGGTAGAAGTCATGGCTGCGAACGACGACGGGTGGGCTGTCAGCGAGACCGAGCTGGCTCGGTTCAGAGAACGCGCCCCATGGCGAAAGGGAGCGACCGTATGCCTGAAATGAGCGACATGCCACCGCTCCCCGACTTCGCGAAACCACGCGTGCGCAGCGAGACCGACGAGGAGCAGCTCGGCGACGACTACATGTTGCGTGCCGGGTTCTCGCGCGTTGAGTTCTCGCTCCCGATGCACGTGATTGGCATGACGAAAGGCGTGAGCGATCGCTATTACGACAAGTACGGTCACGCGCTGTGGTGGGAAGCGAAGGCCGCCAAGGGACAGTTGACGCGCGCGCAGCACGAGTTTCTCGTCGCGCGGCTCGACGCGGGCGTGCTCGCGATCTGTGGCACGTTCGATGACCTGCACGCCACGCATGCGGTCATGTTGGGCGGGAGAATATCGAACAGCCTTGATCATTGCCGGCAGCTCGTCGCGCGATGGGCGAGCAAGGGATACCGCAAGGAACCGACGAAACGACCCGGCCGCCCCACCCAGTTCCGGCGCAAGACTCGCTAACTGTGCCAGAATCAATGTTTTACGTGAGGGCTTGACACGGACCTAACAGGTGTTAGCTTTCTCTCATCGGGCAGGGCTCACTGATCTTCCAACGCGGAGACAACGACATGACGGCAACGATGATCTTTCTCATGGGGCTTCCGGCCGCTGGCAAGAGCACAGTTGGACGGGCGCGCTACGAAGGATTCACCGTGATCGATCCCGACGCGATCAAAGCGGCACACCCGGATTACGATCCGAAAAACCCGGCTCCCCTGCACAACTACTCGATGGAAATCGCCGAGCAGCAGTTCGCGGCGGCGGTGGCGGGCAAGGCCGGTAACTGGATCATCGACGGCACTGGCACGAACGCCGAGCGCATGACGCGGCGCATTCGCGATGCGCGCGCGGCCGGCTTCACGACCGAGCTATGCTACGTGGTTTGCTCGCTGAACACGGCGATGGTACGCAATGCGCAGCGCGCACGGACGGTGCCGGCGCAGATTCTGACCGAAAAATCTCGCGACATCGCAACGAGCTTCGACATCGTGAGCCGCGAGACGGACACAGTGGTCGTGATCAACAACGACGAACAGCACTAAACCCCCAACCTTCCAACGAGAGGGCAACGATAATGACCGAGGCAACACTCCAGTACTTCCGCGATCTCGCTGCGCGCATGAGCGGACCCGAACCGAAAACGTGGGAGTGGACGGGCCAGTTCATCTCGCAGCACATGGTCAACATCACAGAGGCGCGCGCGAAAGACTACGCCAAAACTTTCGGCGGCGAGGCGCGCGAAATGGAGTCCACCGAGTCGATCCTCGCGCGGCTCGCGATGCGCGCCACTGCGCCCACTTGCGCCACGACCTAACACCCGTTAGGCTTCACGCATCAACCTTCCCAACGTGGAGGCAACGCCATGAACACGACCCCTACCAAAATCAAGACGCTGCGCGGATACTCGGCGCATGCCCGCTTTTGCGCCGAGTTGAGCGCTGAGCCCATCGGCGAAGCGCCGAGCCATCTCTACCCATACCAGCCGTACCGCTACAGCCAGTCGGTGCCAGTGTTCGACCGCGACGGCTGCCCGGTCGTCGTGCTGGAGACGGGCCACCGACAGTTCATGGTCTTCACTGCGCCGCGCTCGATCATTACCCCCCTTGCGCCCACGACCTAACACCCGTTAGGCTACGCGAAGCACGACAACATTCCACTTCCAACGAGGAGTCAACGCATGAAACCATCGGAACTTTCTACCCTGCTGGGCAGTGCGATCGCCGCACGACAGCCGGTCCTCATCACGGGCGCGCCGGGCATCGGCAAATCTGACATCGTGGCCAAGGCCGCCACGGCGGTCGGTGCCGAGCTGATCCTGAGCCATCCCGCCGTATCGGATCCCACCGACGTCAAGGGCTTGCCGTGGGTCGGCAAAGACGAGCAGTCCGCACACTTTCTCCCGTTCGGCGAATTGGCGCGCGCGATCAACGCGACCGCACCGACCGTGTGGTTTCTCGATGATCTCGGACAGGCAACGCCGGCGGTGCAGGCCAGTTTCATGCAGCTCCTGCTTGCGCGCCGAGTCAACGGGCACAAATTGCCCGACTGTGTGACATTCATCGCGGCAACGAATCGTCGCACCGACAAGGCCGGCGTCAGCGGCATTCTCGAACCGGTCAAGTCGCGCTTCACGGCGATCGTCGAGCTGGAGGCCGATCTTGATGAGTGGTGCCAGTGGGCATTCACGCAGTCGCACATTCCGGCCGAGCTGATTGCCTTCCTACGCTTCCGCCCGGAGCTGCTGAGCCAGTTCAAGGCGAGCGCTGATCTCACGAACAGTCCGACGCCGCGCACATGGTCGAACGCGGCCCGCGTGCTCGGAATGAATTTGCCGGCGGCCGTGGAGCAGGCGGCGCTTGCTGGAGCGGTTGGCGATGGCGCGGCGGTCGAGCTGCGCGGCTTCCTGCAACTTTTCAAAGAGTTGCCGAGCATCGACATGGTGCTGCTCAATCCCGACGTCGCGCCGATTCCTGAAAAGCCCGCGGCGCTCTATGCGATCACCACGGCGCTCGCGACCAAGGCGACGCCCACCAACTTCGGTCGAGTCGCGCTGTACGCGCAACGCTTGATCGATGCGCAACACGGCGAGTTCGCGGCGCTGCTGGCGCGCGATGCAAGCCGGCGGAACCCCGCGATCACACAGACAGCCGATTTCATCAAACTCAGCTCTGGCGAGCTGGGTCAACTTCTCTCTGGAGAAACCAAGTAATGAGCATCGACATTCAATCCCGCGCGCTGACCGTGAAGCTCCATGTCTCGACATGGACGGCGCGACGCTTCGACAAGAAGGTCACCGACAAGGTGAACACTGAGCACGCCGCGGGGCGTGACGCGGGCCGGTACAACAAACATCTGCTCGGCGGCCCCGATACCAGTCTCAACAAGGTGATTTCCGCCGCGACGGCCGCGCGCGCACTCCACGACGTCAACGCGCTGCCGTGGTCTGACAAGGGCTGGAGGCTGCTGCCGTCGACCAACTATTTCCAGTACACGGAGCAGCTCCGCAAGGCCCGTGTAGCCTTCGAGGCCGCAGTTGATCAATTCGTCAGCGACTACACGGCGCTGAAGGAACAGGCGAAAGTGCGCCTGAACGGCCTGTACAACGAGGCGGACTATCCCGCCGAGAGCGAAGTGCGCGGCAAGTTCGAGTTCGCGCTCCACTTCGCGCCGCTCCCAGCGCAGGGCGATTTTCGGCTCGCGTTGCCGGCGGATCAAATCGCCGAGCTGGAGAAGTCCATCACGGACCGTGTGGAGAGCGCCGTGAAGGATGCCATGACGGACACATGGTCGCGAGTCTATGAGGCGGTGGCCAGAATTCACCGACTCGTCGCGGATCCCGCGATCAACGAGGACAGCCCAACCGGTCAGGCGAAGCGCGCCGCGATTCGCGACGCGATCGTGAAGCAAACCACGGACACGACGGACCTCGTGGCCCGGCTGAACGTGGTGGATGACGCGAACCTCGAAGTGATCCGCACGCGAGTCGCGCGGGAGATCATGACGCTCAGTCCCAAGCTGCTGCGTGAAACGGGGTCAGCCGCGGAGACACTCCGGGCAGACGCGGCGGCGCGCACCCAGTCGATTCTCGACGCAATGAGTGGCTTCTATGAGCCGCCCGCCGAGCAGGAATAGCCCACCGGCATCGGGAGAGACGGCCGCCGGCCGCTTCTCCCCTTGCCATCGCACCTAACAGGCGTTAGGCTGGGATCAGGCAGGCGAGACACTCACAACGTGGAGTCAACGCGAATGAACCAGACGGAAAAGAAAATGATGGTGGCGCGCGCGGCGCTCGTGATCGATCAACCGTTTTTCGGCGCGCTGGCGCTTCGCCTGAAGCTCGTGGAGGATCCGAGCTGCAAAACGGCGTGGGTCGACGGCCGCACACTCGGCTACAACGCCGAGTTTATCGATGCGCAATCACACAACGTGATCGTCGGCATCATCGCGCACGAAGTGATGCACTGCGCATGCGGACACCCGTGGCGCAGAGACGGGCGCGAACAGAAAAAATGGAACATTGCGTGCGACCACGCGATCAACACGATGCTCCGCGAGTCGGGGTTCAAGCTGCCGAAAGGCGTGCTCTGCGAGGCGCAGTTCACGGGCAAAGCGTCGGAGTGGATTTACGATCGGTTGCCGCGCTCAGACGGGCAGGACGGCAAGGGAACGCCAGACGAGAACGGCGCGCCGCAACCGGACGCAGAGCAGAGCGAGCCGCACGGCACCGAGCAGGAACAGCCGGGTGAAGTGCGCGACGCGCCAGCCGATGCCACCGAAGACAGCAACACAGAACCGGAGTGGCGCGAAGCGGTGCAGCAAGCCGCGGCGGCAGCACGGGCGCGCGGTGCACTGCCGGCGGGGCTCGGCCGATTCGTAAAGCAAGCCGTGAAGCCGCGAGTCGACTGGCGATCAGCGCTCCGCCGATTCGTGCAGCAAGCCGCACAGGCGGACTACGCGTGGACGCGCCCGAACACTCGCTATCTGGCGCGCCGGCTGTATCTGCCGTCGCTGCGCTCGGAACAGCTCGGCGCGATCGCGGTGATCGTGGATACGTCGGGCTCGATTGACGACGTGACGCTCGCGAAGTTCGCGGCCGAAATCAACGCGATTGCCGACGAGTTACAGCCCGCGCGCATTCACGTGGTGTACGCGGACGCGGCGGTGAACGCGGCGGAGACCTTCGAGCAGGGCGAGCCGGTCGAGCTGCGCCCCATGGGCGGCGGCGGCACCGACTTCGCGCCGGCACTGGAGGCGGTCGACACGATGGACGAGCCGCCAGTCTGCGCGGTGTATCTGACGGACCTTGCCGGGAGCTTCCCCAGTGAGCCGCCGGCGCTCCCAGTGCTCTGGGCAGTCACCGGAACCATCGAGGCGGCCCCCTTCGGCGAGGTAGTGGGGATCGACGGCTAAACCGGGGGGGCTTGCGCCCTACCTAACACATGTTAGGCTAGGGGTGTAGACACTTCCCACTTCCAACGCGGAGTCAACGATGATCGACAGCAAGATCGACGGTATCATGGCCTACACTGGCGCATATCTCGCGCCATGCCGGCCGCACGCCAAGAGCGCCGGCGCGGAATATCCGCTGTCGTTCCCCGACGAGATCGAACAGCGCAAGCTACAGGCGAGCATACGGAAGAAATTCGCCGACAACGAGGCGAGCTACGGTGAAGTGTTGCCGCTCACATCGTGCCTCAAAGTCGCCAAGAGCGTCGGAAGCTGGCGTCGATCGCATCGCGGACCGATGCCCACACCGGGTGCGGAGTTCGCGCTGACGCCTGATGATCGGCCAATCGTCGCGCCACCTTCGCTATTCAAGCTGACCCGTGAGGAGCGGGCGCTGGTTGATGCGCGCCCGCTGGTATTTACGAATGAACCCGACATGAGCGCGGCCGACGTCGGCGCGATGGCGGAGGCGGCCGAGACGGTCACAGCGCCAGAGCCGGCCATCGAGCCGGAGCCGGTGGCAGTGGAAACGCCAGCCGAGCCGGAAGCGCCCGCAATGCGCGGCATGACGAACGCTGAAAAAAACGCGCTCGCGAAGATCGCGCGGCGGATCCAGCGCGAAGTGCAGCGTGCGCGGAACGCCACGAGCGGCGCGACCGATGCTTACGTCGGCAAAATCCTCGCCTCGATCGAGTTCGACGCGGGCGAACTACTCAAGCAAACGAGATAAGCGCGATGAATTCTGAAACGTGTCTGGCGTGCGGGCAGCGACTGCCGTCGCGCCAGACGAAACCGATTGACGCCGGTGTGCCGATGGAGCATCGCATTATGATCGCGATCGCGGACACAGTGGCGTTGCACTGGAGCACGCATCAGCTTTTCGCCGGCATGGCCGCGCGGCGCACGCGGTGGTCGACGGTGCGCGGCATGGTCGCCGACTTCTGCATGAGCCACCCGCAAAGCATGGTGAGCCGGTTTGATCGGCTCGGGTTGCCATCGCCAAAGCGCTATCTCAGCGCGATCAAATTGGCGTGCATGGCGGGCGCGCTCGAAGCGAACCCGCGCCGGTCGATCTCGTTGATCGCGCTGGACGAGGGGTGGGCTGCGCCGCAGAATTTCCAGCGGTTCGTGCGCATTGAGTGCGGCATGACCGCCACCGAGTTCCGTCGCACGCAAACATCGGCCGCGCTCATCGAGCAGATGCGCGTCACCCTCTTCGCCCCCTATGTTACGGCCCTGACGCAGCTACGGGTCGACAACCTCCCGCACGCTGCACACCGGAAAACCCGGCACAACCAACCCAAGGAGCGTACCGCATGAATTCCGTCAGCCGCAGTAGCAGTATCCGCCGTGTCCTCGCCGTGATCGCGCTCGCCGCGTGTGCCGGCGATCCCATCGCACCGCCAGCCGCTGCCAGTGTCGTCGTGGATCGCGCGCATGTCACCGGCCCTTCGATTGGCCTTTCGATCGGCGTGCCATCGCCGACCACTGTGAAAGTCGGCGTGTCTCACGCGTTCCCGGTCGTGGTCGACCTCTCGCAAGCGGACACCGAGACCGTCGCATCGCTGGATGTGCGCCTGATTTCGGCATCGATCCCGAGCGGTCATCCGCTGCATTTCGATTCGGTCACCGTGAACGTGGCCGGCTGGACTGCCTTTGCGAATCAACTCGACGACTCAACGCTCGCCGTCGCCGCATTCTCTGCTGACCGGCTGGGCCAATCCGGCCCAGTGGTGACCGCGTATTACACCTCGACGGAACCGCGCACGACCACGCTCAAACTGCGCGCGATCGTCGTGGGCACCGAAGACGGCCGCAACATCACGAACCTTGTGCGGCCGATCTCCCCGGTCACCGTCTTCTCTTCGCGACGGTAGCCGCGTGCGGCACGAGCGGATTCTCGCGGCGTTGCAGGAAGGACCGCCCTGCATCCTCGGCCGAGTCGCAGTACCGCGGCCGGCCGCCCGCGACAGCGCCGCGGCGAAACTGCCCGGCCCGCCAGAGATCCAGCGCGGGTACGTGCCGTATCACGAGGTCGTCGGCGACGACACGGCGCGCGCGCTCGTCAAGTCGCTGAATCAGGCGACCCCGATCATCGCAGATGACGTGTGGTCGCATCTGTACGGAACCTCGATGGACGATCACGCGTGGACCGATCTGCCGCCGATTGCGCCGCCGTTCGAAGTGATGTGGGTCGAGGGGCGCGTACCGGAATACACGACGAATGGCGCGGGCAACGTCGAACGTGGCAAGGGACTCTATGCGACGGCCGCACTCGTGGAGACCCAGAGCGACCGCATCACCATCGAAGTGCTGACGGATCAGCTCACCGCGGGCATCATGGGTGACATCAACGCGCCGCCCCGCACGATCAACATGGCGCGCGCGCTGCGACGCCATGCCCGCGTGGCGCGCTGGATGCTCGCGATCAGCGGGTTTGTCGGGTACAGGCACCACGAGGCCGGCGAAATCGTGGTCGGCCCGATGGGAACCGTGTTTGTCTATCTCGATGAGCTGGGCAAGCTCATCCTGCCGGATCCAACAGACGGCACGTTTGACGATCACTTGATCGTGCTGGCCGCGAACGCCGAAACGCGCGAGTTTGCGCTGCATTATCTCCGCGGGCTCGTCACGCCGGCGCTGATGACGCTCGGGTTCATGAATTGCAAGAACGTCACGGTCGAGCCGATGCACACACCGGAGAGCTTCGCCAAGCTCAACCGGATCCGCGAGATCAATCGGCGCAAGCCACTGGTCCGGTGGAGCACGGTCGTCGTGGAGCCGCTCAAGCAGATTCTGCGCGAATCGCGCGGGAAGACGGGTGCGCAGCGCATCGAGGCCGCGCTGCATATCGCGCGCGGGCATTTCAAGACGTTCACGGAGGAGCGTCCGTTGTTCGGTCGTGCGGTCGGCACCTACTTCTGGCACCAACAAGTCAGAGGCAACGCTGAGCGCGGGAGCGTGAACAAGACGTACGACGTCCGCCGAGAGGCACGCGACCGTGCGGCCGTGGAGGCGATCGGCGCGCACCATGCCCGGCGGCGTAGCGCAGCGGCGGCCGTCGTAGGTAGGTTAGCGGCATCCCAAAACCCGGAGTCTCACAGTGGTGAGGAAGCGCACAGCACGCCGGAAGGCACGGCCGAAGGCCACGACGTCCCGCGCCCGCCCGCGGCCGATTCCGGCGAGCAAGCGGTTGCATCTGACGGTGGCTGAACGGGCCGCGTTGCGCGAGATCGCCACGATGCGCGCGACATTCCGCACGCGGGTCGAGCGTGTCGCGCGCCAGCACGGGGTGCGCGCGCCGCGCCTGTTCGAGCTGGTCGCCGGCCGAACGCCCACGCAGATTCGCACCATGATCCGGCGCGACGGCTTGCCATGAGGATCCAGTGATCACGCTGGACGACGTGAAGCGCGCGCTGGCCCCGATGAAGGACGCGTTTCCGCGCGCGACGCATCGGCCCATCGTGGAGGTCGACACGATCTGCTGCAACGAGCACGCATCGGCGCGCTTCTCGAATGGGTGCGCGGTTGGGCAGACCACGATCTACGTGACACGGGAAGTCACGCGTGAGGCCGTGACGCCGCGCGGCGCGCTCAAGACGCCGCTGCCGATTCAGTTTGCTATGTGCAGCGGCGACTACTACGCGAACGAGCAGATCGGGCACGCGGTGTGCGCGGCGCTGCGCAAGGCGGGGTTGCCGTTTGTGTGGAGCGGGCACCCCGGCGACTGCGTACTGGTGCTGCCGATCAGGGAGAGTTAGCGTGGCGTACGGGCATCTCGCGCCGAGCTTGGAGCACATCCGCGCGCATCCGCTCTGGAAAGATCAGCCGTTGACGATCGCGTACGACTATTTGCATGCGGCCTATCGGGTCACGCATGCGCCGAGCGGCGCGAACGTCGAAGTGACACAGGACGCACTGTCGCGAGCATACCAGCACGGCGAGGATCCGCTCGTGACGCTGCACCGGTGCGTCGCGCAGGCGCTGGTCGAATATCGCAGCAAAAAGCTGAGCGCGGGCGCATAACGAGGCCGGTACTTGCGCAGAATCCTAACAGGTGTTAGGGTATGGGCTCACGAACCGCGCTGTTCCACTCTTCGCACACACATTCGCTATGGCACTCAAGGAAACCGTCAGTGTTGACGGCACGAAACAGGAAGGACTGACCGGGCGCGACGCCGCGGCGGCCGACACGAGCATTGCGCAGTCGCTGATGGAAACCATCCGCACCGCGCCGGCGAACGCAGCGTTGTTCCTCTCTCCGATGAATCGGAACGTATTGTTCCGCGCGTTGGACGAATTCAAGGATCGGAAGCTGACCGTGCTGCGCCAGCCCGACATGGAGACGATGCGCGACACCGCCGATTCATTCCGGCGCGATTTCGTCAAGGCCACGGATGAACTCAGGGCAGAGCAGGAAAAGGCCGCCGAACTCGCGGCGATAGCGGTCGCGAAGAAACTGGCGTCGGTCGAGAAGCGCCGGCTGAGCCGCGTGAGCAACAGAAAACTGCTGCGCCCGACGACCGTCGCCGGCCGCGCCGCACGCGCGAAGCGCAACGCAGTGAAGACGGCATGGCGGAAGCGCACGCGATGAAGCGCTTCGAAGTCACCGTCACCGCGATCGACGAGAGCGGCGAGCAGATCGTGTTCCGCGCGTCGGTCGAGGAACCGCCGTCGTTGCTCAAGATGGCGCGCTTACTCACGCCATCCACGCCGAGGCGCAGGCGGTCCAAGGTGACTGCGCCGGAGTCTCCGTCGACGTGAAAGGCGATGGGCGCTGCATACGCATAGCACCGGGCGTCACGTACATCGTGCCGTTCCGGTGTTATCGCGTGCACGTGCAACGGCAACATCAGACCTATCAACGATATTTTTCTGTGAAGCAACTCGGACAGATCGAGGCGCGTCGACGCGCGACACGGTTGGCCGCCCGGCTCCGCAAACGGCCACGCCTGAACGGGCAGGGCCAGCGCGGGCGCTACTGCATCCATCGCACGCCGGTACGGGCGCAGAGCGGCATTCGTGGCGTCAGCCGGGCGAGAACGCCCGACATGTGGCGTGCCGTCTGGTATGATCCGCCGGCGCACCGCAACTCGCTGTACGGTTCATTCTCAGAGGTTGTGCGTGCGCGGAAAGCCGCGGAGCGCCGAATCAAACGGAAGGCGGAAGCGCAATGAGGCGACGTCAACCGCAGAAGCGGTACGTGCATCCCGGCGTCACGCCGCTCGGCCGGCCGGATCCGTCGAAGCCGACGCCCGAGTACAAACCAAAAACGCCGCGCAACGACGGTGATCGCGCGGCGCTGGAGCGCGCCCGAGAAAAGCGCGCGCGTAAACGGGAGCGCAATCGCCATGGGTAAGGAACACAATCGCCCGCTAATCGAGATCGACCATCAGCATCTGACGCCGGATGATGAATTTTTCTCGTGCCACACGGGGAAAGCGGACGAACGAGAGCCGAGAGAACCGTACGTGCAGATCGGTAACGAAGAGGTAAGTGTGGCGACGCTGCGCGCGATTCTCGCGCATGCGGAGGTGTGTCCATTACTCAATGCCAGCGTCGCGCTGGAGGCACCGCGTGGGTAAGCATACCGGTATCGGTTGGACGGAAGCGAGCTGGAATCCGTGGAGAGGGTGCAACAAGGTGAGCGCTGGCTGCGCTCATTGCTACGCTGAGCGCGAAATGAAACGGTTCGGTCAGGACTTCGATACCGTGACGCGCTCGAAGACCACGTTTGCGGATCCGCGCAAATGGAAAGAGCCGCTCATCGTGTTTACGTGCTCGATGAGCGACTTCCTGCATCCCGCGGCCGACGCGTGGCGCGATGAGGCGTGGGAGATCATCGCGGACACGCCACACACGTACATGATCCTCACGAAGCGAATCGAGCGCTGGCCAGAGTGCGCGCCGAAATCGTGGGGTCAAGGCTGGCCGAACGTGGTGCTCGGAGTGAGCGTGGAGAATCAACGGTTCGCGCATCGCGCGGATTTGCTGAACCAGATTCCCAGCATCGGCGGCCGGTTCATTTCGGCGGAGCCGCTCTTGGGGCCGCTGTCCCTGTACACGGCACTCCGGGCCGACGAGCGAGGCAACCCGATCTCGTTGGTCATCACGGGCGGCGAGAGCGGTCACGATCCGCGCCCCATGGATCTCGCGTGGGCGCGCCGGCTGCGCGATGAGTGCCGCGACACGGGCACGAAGTTCGATCTGAAGCAACTGGGCGGCTGGCCCGACGCGCGCGCCCATGACAAGGCGCTGCTCGACGGGGTGACGCATCATGCGATGATCCAGAAATACATGGGCGGGCAGCTCCTGTGATTCTCGACATGGAATTCCGCGGCGGCTCGTACGATGGGATCCGGCTCGACATGAACGTGCACGCGCCGAGCCGGGGTGTGACGATCCTCTGTCCGATCGCTCCGCCGTGGATCCCGGCCGAGTACACGGTCACCGAATTCAACGAGGCCACACGGAAAGCCGTGGCCACGTTCAAGGAACCGCGATGAGCGTCACGTGGGATGAGGTACGCCGCGCACTGGCGCGCCTGATGCGCGAGCGCGGCGAATGGGCTGGGTGTCCGATGCCCACCACCGAGTTTCCGCTCACCGTTGCTCCCGGTTATCCCGACAAGGACCGGCTAGAGCACATGTTCGACAAACCGGAGCGTCCCGAGGACGATCAGGAGGAACGGTTCCACGTGATCAACTCGTGGGTGACGCGCTCGACCGGGCAGTGCGTGATGGTCCTCGAATCGGCCGCGACCGGGAAGCGCCGCGCCATGAAGTCGTCACGGGATCCGGTCATGATGCGCATCGCGCTCATGGTGAATTCGATGGGTGCGGCGTCCATGGTGTTCGACATGCAAGCCGAGGCGCTCGCGCTCAAGCTGCTCGCGAATCACGTCACGGACCGACAGTTCACGCAGTTCATGCTGCTCGGCATGTTCGTCGAGACGAGCAAGCGCTCCGGGGTGAGCTACGTGTTCCGAAAAGGCCGGCCGACGCTCGCCCTGAAGGACCGCGGCGAGCACACGTATCCGCTCTGCGCGCTCTGTTTGCACCCGATCGGGTTTTACGACAAAACGTTCGTCGGCTCGATGACGCCGACTGACGACGTGATCGCGCATCTGTTGCTGATGCGGGGCGATGAGGCCATGTTCTGGCGCAAGGCGAACCAGCACGCGCTCGACACCGCGGAGAGCGGCTTGTGAGCGCGATTCCCGATTTAACCGGAGCGATGCAATGACCGCGAGCATGATCGTAGACAGCGCCGAAGATCTCAGCGAACCGTTGCCCGCCGGCATCACGGGCATGCTGTCCGTGCTCAATACGGGCGAGGGCGACATCGAGGTCACGTTCAGCGACGAGAACGAGGTCGACGTTGAGCGCGCGCTCAAGATGCTGAAGGACATGCAAAAGCGCGGCTACGCGATCATGGTCAAGCACGATGACGGTACGTACGCGCGCGCCGAATCGATCGACGAGCAGACCCGCTGTTACGTGATTCGTGAGGCCGACCCGGAGACGACGGCCGCCACGGGCAAACGCGCCACGAAGAAAAAGCGCGTACCGATCCGCAAGGCGCGCGCCGTGGGGATCGGCCGCACGGCCGGTGGCTGAATGCTCGAAGGGCTGGGCAGCGCGCTGCGAGGCCGCGACGGGTCAGCGCTGCCACTGCGCGTGCGAAGGCGCGAACCATGGCGGGATCCTTCAGCGTTCCATGCCGGAGCTGCTCAAGGACGAGGCGATGCTACCGGTCGATGCGCCGCAAAACAGATCACGCACGCTCGCGCTCAAATATCTGCGCCGCGGCCGGTGCGTGATCTGTGGGAAGAAAAAGAAAGATCGAGGCGCGTTTCACTGCGATGCGTGCTACACGGCGATTTTCCACGTGGTACTCGACGGAGACGACGAGTGAGCCCGTTACGGCCGCGCATGTTCTACATCCGGCGCGAATATACGATCAGGGATCCGCACCACGACGGCACGGGCGAGTGGGGCTTTCAGGGCGGCAAGCTCTACCATCGCGTGATCAACGGACGGTGGACCGAAGTGCAACGAGTCAAATTCACGCCAGCGCGGTTTCGCGCCATCGCGAGCATTTTGCCCCCAGAGGAACCGACGCTATGATCGCGCGAAGATCGAACCGAAGTTTGTGAAGCGCGTCGAGGGGATTCTCACGGCGGCCGCGGGCGCGGCAATCAACGATAAGGGGTAAGCGCAATGGGTGAAGAACAATTCAAGCGCCGGAAACTCGCGCGCGATGTGAGTGAGCCGGAGCGGCGTGCGCTGACGCAGCTCATGGAAGAATGCGCTGAGGTCATCGTGGCCGGCTCGAAGATCAGTCGGTTCGGCTGGCGCAAAAGGAACCCGTACGAAATGGACGGCGTGAACAACATCAATCAGTTGCTCACGGAGATCGGCAACGTGGAGCAAGCGATCACTCGCGTGCACGCATTGATCGGCGCTAACCCGAAGCTGAAGAATTTCTACAGCCAGCATTTCACTTCGCCGCCGAAACGGCCGGCGCGATGAAAGCGATCTCGCTCTGGCAACCGTGGGCATCGTTGATCGGGATCAAACGCAACGAGACCCGGCACTGGTCCACCCGGCACCGCGGGGCCATTGCGATTCACGCTGCGCAACGATTCCAGCGCGAGGAGCGAGCGTTCGCGGAACGGCCAGAAATCGCGAAGTTGCTCGCGCCGCTCACCATACACACGGTGCCACTGGGGGCGATCGTCGCGTTGGCGCAGCTCGACGGTTGCGTTCGCGTCGAAACGATCCGTGATAGCTTGAGCCCAACCGAGCTGTTACTCGGCAACTACGACGACGATCGGTGGGCGTGGATGTTCTCGCATTTCGTGTTGCTCACGCACCCGATCCCGTACAAGGGCAGGCAAGGGCTCTTCGACATTCCCGATACGTTGGTCAGGGATCATCTCAACGCGACGCGCGAGCCGCGGCCCCGGTGAAACCGTCCATGTATTTCGGGAGCGGCGCGCTCCTGTCGCCGTGCAAGCGGTATCGGTATCAGCTCTGGCGCGATCTGCGCCTTGCGCCCGGCCCAACACTCGTCGTGATCGGATTCAATCCGTCCACCGCGGACGGCCACGTCGACGATCCGACGATCAGGCGGTGTGTCGGCTTCGCGATTCGCGAGCAATGCCGGCGACTCGTCATGCTCAACCTGTTCGCGCTGCGCTCGACGGACCCGACGTATTTGCACGGCCACCCCGATCCCGTGGGGCCGGCGAATGACGACAACTTGCTCCGGTTCATTCACAACGAGCAGGCAATTACCGTCGTCGCGTGGGGCGATCTCGGCACGTTCAAGGATCGACACCGCGCGGTCAGCGCGCTGATCCGCGACGGCCACGCGAATCGCGCCGTGCACTGTTTGGGACTCACGAAGAGCGGCAACCCGCGACACCCGCTATACGTGTCGAAAACTCAACCGTTTCTCCCGTTCGAGCTATGAACAAAAAAGACGCCGTGAACGCCGCGCATGCGCTGCAACAATTCTTGGACGCGCCGCGTCCGTTCCCCGAGATCGTCACGTGCGGTCTGGTCGAGGCGCGCACCTTCATTCCGGGCGCAGATCACGTGATCATTTCGATCGTCTCGAAGAGCGCGCCGGATCCAGTGCTCTGCGAGGGCTGGCACGACCTGTTGCGGCTGAAGTTCGATGACATCGACGGCGAGCATGACGACGCGTGCAGCGTGATCGATGCGAACGAGATCGCACGGTTCGCGTTCCAGCATCGACGCGCCAAGCGACTCGTGGTGCATTGCGAGGCCGGTAAGCGGCGCTCGGTGTCCGCGGCGGCGGCGCTCTCGATGCACATCGGCAACAAGCGGTGGCGGCCAGAGTGGATGACGAAAGATCAGCGGATCCCAAACGCCCACGTGTACAAACGCGTGCGCAACGCCGCGAACGCGATCGTCATGCCGGCGCTGGAGCGGCAGCTACGTGCGGTCGCACAGGCGCGCGGTCTCCGATTGCCTGACCGGATGGTGAGGCAGGAAATGGCCTACCGCCGGCGCGAGCGCGAGTAGCGGGGCTAACTGTGTGAAAATGAAGGTTTTGCGTAAGCCCTTGACAGGCATCTAACACCTGTTAGCTTTACCTCATCGGGCAGGGCCAACACTCTTCCAATGCGGAGACAACGACCATGGCAACGGCAACGGCGCAGGAACGCATTAGCGCGCTACTTCAGCGGCTTTTTCTCGCGGCGGAAGAGATCGACGATTGCGGTTCATTTTTCGGCGAGATCGCCATCGACACGACCGTGGACAAGGCGACGCGCAAACTGTGCCGCCGGCTCATGCGCGCATGCGAGAATGCGAACGCGGGGCGCGCGCTGGATATGCTCAACGCGGCCGGCATCGATGAGACGACCGCCGTGGAATTCCCGCAAGATACGCCGGGCGCAATCGCGCAAGACTGAACGAGCACGCAACGGCACTTGACACCGACCTAACACCCGTTAGGCTTGAGGCATCGGGCAGGGCTAAACAAATCATCTTCCAACGCGGAGACAAAGGGCCATGACATTCGAACTCGCCACCACGAACCAGCGCGCTTTCATCGGGAAACTCGTCGCACAGGGACGCGGCACCGTGACGGCCGCCGAGCCGCTCACGAAACGCGATGCGAGCGCGATCATTGAGCGCTTACTCGCGACGCTTCCGCCAGCCGCGCCGGATCCAGTGACCGAGCCGGGCATTTACCGCACGGCGGACGCGCGACTTTTCAAGGTCCAGCGCTCGAAGGAAAGCGGCAACCTTTACGCGAAGGAACTCGTCGCGATCGGCGGCGACCGCCTCACCGAGAACGGCGAAACCGTGCAGTGGGAATTCCGCTATGCGGCCGGCGCGATCTATCGGCTCACCGCGACGGAACGCGTGACACTGGAGCAGGCGAAAGCATTCGGGATCCAGTACGGAGTCTGCTGTGTTTGCGGCGCGCTCCTGAAGGATGCGAAATCGGTCGCGGCTGGCATCGGGCCAGTCTGCGCGAAACGCATCTAACCCGGAGCGACGCACATGCAAAGCGCACTGTCGTCGGCGCTGCTGTTCACTTCGGAATTCACATGGCGCGGCGAGCGCGAAGTCACGGGGTGTCGACAATTTTTCATCGGGCACGCGCTCGCCGCGCTGTACGGGCCGTGGCCGCGACACTGGCCGGTCGAAGTGGCGCACGAGTTGGCGATCGAACAGGACGAATACCGCACGGCGTGGCGCGATTTCGTCGCCACGCTCACCCCCGCCACCGACTGGAGAAACCGGGCGTGACGTACTCCTGTTGCTGTTGCGGCCATCGCTTCGCCGATGCGAGGCCGCACAACCCCGGCCGCGACCACGGGTACGGCACGTGCCAGCAATGCCGGGAATGGATCAGTGCGCGCAATCCCGATGACGCCGAGCGCGCGTCGAATCTCGACGAGCGGTACGCCTGAAGCATCGGTCAACTTTTCACTACTGGAGAAAACGAGCAATGACACGACGGGAGCGACTGGAGAGGAAACTGGCACTACGCGCGGAGTGGGCCGTGAAGGCTGACGCGCGCTCAGAGCGCGCGAGCGACGCAGCGCACCGCGCGGTCGCGGGGATCCCGCTCGGGCAGCCGATCCTCGTGGGTCACCACTCCGAGCGCCGTCACCGGCGCGACCTCGATCGCATGGCGAGCAACATGGACAAGGCGGTGGCCCAGCAGAAGCTGGCCGCGCATCACCGCGGTCGGGCGCACGGGCTGTCGGACCAATTGGACCGCACCATCTTCAGCGACGACCCGGACGCGGTGGAGCAGCTCGAAGCGAAGGTCGTCGAGCTGCGCGCGGAACAGGAGCGCGACAAGGCGCTGAATCAGTGGTGGCGCAAACACAAGACCATGGTCGGGTATCCGGGCATGAACGACGTGACGGCCGCGCGGATCGATGCGCAGATTGCGGACGCGTATAGCTGGGAAAAACAGCCGGTGCCGCGGGCGCGACTCTCGAACCGTCTCGCGAAGATCAAGACGGCCGAGCAGCGAATCGGGGAAGTCAAGGCGCGCCAGCAGCGCACGGCCGCCGCGGAAGACGCGCCGAACGGGTTCACGATCACGGGCGGCGCGGAGTACTGCGCAGTCACTTTCGCCGAGAAGCCGGCGCGGGCGACCTTGGACGCCCTGAAGGCCGCTGGGTTCCGCTGGAGTGGCGGCCAGTGGTGCGGGCGCAGGGAAGCGCTCCCGGCATGCCTGACCGAGCAGGAACGGCCGGCGGAGTCGGCGGACGGGTACGAGTCATTTCTGGGCGGCGCGACGGAAACCGAGCACTTGACACCGAGCTAACAGGCGTTAGGCTTATGGCAGAGCAGCACTCTTGACACTTCCAACGCGGAGTCAATGATGACCAGAGCACAGTTCGACGCGCACTTTGCGCGGACCAGCAACGAAGCGAACCCGGTGTCATGCGCACGCGTCATGCGCGCACTCAACGACATGGTGTTTGCGGCGGTCGCCGAATACGATGCAAGCGAGCCAGCGACGGCCGCTGTTGTCAACGAATGGTTCGCTTTCGCCGGAGAAATGACTGGGGCGGGCGCGCGATGATCGACATCACGAAGCCCGTGAAGCGGAAGGTCCTCACGCTCGCGCACACGCCACTTGTGGTCGCGATGGCCCCGGAAGGCATCTGGTTGCGCGAGCGCGGTCGGCGTACGGCGTACTTGCTCCCGTACGGGCAGGCGCTGCTCGAAGCGGTGCGGCTGCACATCTACGCCGAGAAGCGACGCAAGACCAGTGAACGGAAACAGCGCGCCGCGGCGCGCAAGGCGGCGCGATCATGAACGGGAACAACAAGCGCCAGAACTGGGCCGGCCGGATTGAGGGCGTCATGCACCAGCTCAGTGTCGGTGAAGCGAGCGACGCCGATGCGAGCACAGGGTGCCGGGCCGATCTCAGATTCTGCGCGCAAGCACTAACGGAGATTGCCGACGAAATGGGCCGCCTCTGCACAAAGTGCGGCGGAGATCTGAGCTACAAAGACGACGAGCTGTGCATCAACTGCGTGATGTAACCCACACACTCACAACGAGGAGTCAACGACCATGAATCAGGCAGACCGGAAGCAGGTGGAAGACATCGTAGGCAAGCTGACCGAGCTAGCCGCGGCGCGCGCGAAGCTCGTCGAGCAGATCGAAACGGTCAACGAGCGCATCAAGGACGAATGCGGCGGCGCGTTGCGGGATCTCGCTGACGCCGAGCAGGAAAAGTTTAACAACATGAGCGAGGGGTTGCAGCAGGGCGACAACGGGCAGGCCATCGAGCGCGCCGCGGAAATTCTGAGCGATGCCGCGGACTCGGCCGAGGAAGAACCGGAGATCGAGGCAGGCGTCAACGTCGACGAGATCAAAAACAAACTGGCCGAACTGGAGGGTTCGTAACATGAGCGCCATTGGAGTCGCCAGCGTCAACGCCGGCAAGCTGAACACGGCCGCCGAACTGGTGGAGCAGGTCATCGCGACGCTCGACCGGCGCGTGGAGACGTGCACGTGCTGCAACCTGAACAAGGCGCTGAACTGGCCAGAGGAGCAGTTAGCGCGCGAGCTGGACGCGATCGTCAAGAAGCTCGCGGACCGCTCGAACACGATGCGACAGGCGCACCGTGAAGCCGTGAAGGCGCTCGGCCGGTGAGACGCGTGCTGATGACGCACGCGTCGGTGTTCCGGGCGCGGCAACGCATCGCGGCGCGCACCGACGCCGCGGTGCGACGGGTGCGCGGGCTCATCGAGCGACCGCGTGACACCCCGGACGAGCTGGAGCCGTTCCGTGCGCTGCTGGCCGACTGTGCGCATTTCGCGGAGGAGCACGGCATCGACTGGGCCGCGGAGAGTCAGCGTGCCCTCAACACGGCCCAAATCGAGCGGGGGCTACGATGACCGCGCATGTGGTGGCGTGGGCGCTCCTGCTCGCGTATATCGCGCTGGGCGCACGGTGGGTACTGGCGACTCGGCCGGCGCGCGAAGACCGCACGTATCGCAACCGCGCGGAAGACTGGACGCCGCAGGATCCGTCGCGGCATCTGACGGGCGAAGCGTTGCGCGAATACTGGATCGTGCGCGGCATCGAACAGGGAGCCGGGCTGTGAGCCAACAACCCGTCGAAGGCATCCCGCCACGCGAACGCACCACGGTGCGCGAGCAATGGGACGATTTCTTCCAAGCGATTCAGTTAGCGCGCGCACCGATCGGGCAACAAACTGAAATGCGCCGCGCGTTCTACACAGGCGCGCTGACCATGTTCTCGATGCTCGTGGGCGGCGTGGATGCGGGCACCGAGCCCACCGACTTCGATCTCCAGTGGATGGATCAGATCAGCAAGGAATTCGACGCGTATGTGGTCGCACTCAAGCGAGGTGAGGCATGACGTGGGCGCGAAGAATGACAACAGGCGAGATCCGAGCAAGCAAACGCGCCGAGACGCGCGACGTCGCGTACTGGTTCGCCCTGAAGACGGTAATCGCGCTCGTGATGGTGCTGAGCGCGTTGGCGATCTCTGGCTGGCATCTACCGCGAGCAGCGCCGGCGACGCCGATCGACCCGGTGCCGCTGGCGAACGCGTATGTGCTCGTGAACGCACGCGGCGAGATGACGAGTAATCTACTCACGCAGCGGCGCGCATCGAGCGAGGTGGCCAAGTGGAACCACGGCGACTATCACGTGCCGGCCGCGCAGCTCCCCGTGCACGCGGTCGAAGTGTACGTGATCCCGATCGACACCGTGAGGAAAAGATGACTGACTCCCCCTCCACGCCAGCCCCCGCCATACCGAAGATTGTGATTTGGAGCAGTGAGCACGGACGATTTTGGCGTAAGAATGCCGCGGGCTATTCGGCTGCCCTTGATAGTGCTGGGCGTTGGACGCTGGATGAGGCGAAGGCGCAGACAGAACACTGTGGCCCCGAGAAGCAAATCACTCTCTTGCAAATCATCGACCGATGACCTCTCCCATGAGTCCTCCCCAGATCACGTTCATCGACTGGACGGGGCGCGAGAAAGAACTCGCCGCCGCATTGGCGAAATCCGCGAAGATCGCAAAGGCGTTTGCCGACGACCAGCGGACGATTAACCGCAAACCGTCACGTAAAACGCTGGACTTGGAGATCACGATATGACGGCCAGTCCTCCCCCGATCAGAGTGCCGCACAGGGCGGTGCTGTGCGACGAACAGTGGTGCGTTATTGACCAAGGGTTTGCCGCGCTCTGTGATTCGAACGAAAGCGCGCTCCATTATGCCGCGAGGCTTGGCACTGGCAGTGTGGCGAAGTGTGTCGTGCTTGATCGTGATGCTGTTGATCCGATCCCCGACGCCCAATGGGACGCAGAACAGGTAGCACAGCGTATTGCACTGACGCAGGGGGAAATCGAAGCCGAGGCGATGAGGGTCACCACGGCCATTCTTGGCGCACGCGAAAAGTACGTGCAAGCATGGGTCGCTGAGACTGGACTGCTGCCCTCAGAATCGCAGCTCGTTGAAGATCGGAGCGACCCTCTGCGCTTTGTTGTTTCAATTCGCCGCCGACAACCAGCCGCCGTCCTCCCCGTAGAGGGGCCGCGAGCGCCGGAGAAACCGTGGGGCGTTGATGACATGATCGAGCAAGCCGTGAAGCAGGTAGCGCCAATCGTCGCGCGTGAACAAGCGAACGTGGCGGTCGATAGCGAAACGCTGCACATGCCACTTCGGACCGCCGCCCCCCGAGTGGACGGAGTCACGCGAGAGCAGGTAGAAGCGTTGCCAGCAGACATTGGCGCTGACGATACAGAATGGCTGCGTCGTGATGACGTCCTCGCTCTCTTTGCCGCCACCCCGGAGACCAAATAACGTGAGCACGATTGCGAAGGTGCTGCGCGAAGAACTCGCCGTGAATCCGCCCAACGACGACGAGGGCCATCTCCGGTGTACGTGTGATGACTGTTGCGCGGACGTCTCGGCGCTGCTGATTCCTCGGTCTGAACTGGGGGACATTTTCAAGCAGCTTGCCGCCGCCTCGTATTTCCTGCCGATCATGGAGAGCGAGCAGAACGGTCTGCCGATGACTGCATTCAAGAACGCATTGCATCGTTTGCATGTCGCTGCTGCAACGCCCTATCCAAGTTCGGCCACCCCGGAGAAGCCGGAATGACCAAACCCACCAAGCCGTGCAAGTTGTGCGGCAAGAATCCCAAGGAAGTCCCTGACAGAGAGAGCGGATCGCCGAACAAGGCCATTTGCCGTCAATGTCATGGTCGGCGCTTGCAGGGTGATCTGCGAGAAATCATGCGGCGGCATTCAGCGCAGGAGAAGCCGGAATGACCGAAAAAGTGCGGTGCGCCAATTGCTGTTTCTGGGAGAAAGACCCTACGAAAGAACAGCCGAAGACTGGCCACACGACGGGCAAATGCCATCGCTACGCTCCTCAACCGGCGTACGTCGAAGCGTACTGGCCGAAGACCACGGCCTTCGATTGGTGCGGAGAGGCGCTTGTCAAACCCGATCCTACTGAGCCACGATGATTGACGACAGAATGAAGGCCGATGAATTGGCGGCGATTGTCCGCAATGGAGAATGGGCGCTACGGCGAGACAAGTCATTGCTACCGTCGCAGGAGCGTGCGCTTGCTGAACTCGTCAAGCGCGCCACCACCCCCGCCAGCGTCCCGCGAGAGGAGCCAAGCGAAGACACGAAGCGGCGCGTTGTGCTGGAAAGTCGCGAATCCTCGCTGCTCGACGTGCTCAACCAAGAATTACGCGAGAACGGCCGCCACGATTACCAAGCAACGTTTGACGATGATCTGCGGCCCTTCATTCGCGCGCTCGTGGATGCTGCGCAGACAATGGGCGCGAAGAATCACGTCAGCATGCATGCGCTTGAAGCAAGCCATGTCGCCACGGTAACAAGAAAACAGGTCGGTGATGCGATTGCGTTGGAACTTCAGCGGCAATTTGTCAGCATGAGACCCACCGACTTTTACGCGGTTGCTGATGTCGTCCTTGATCTGCTCATCGGGCCAGTCAGAGTGAAAGTATGATGATCGGAACGTGCGACAAATGCGGCCGAGGAAATGAGCAGGTGAGTAAGGCGGGTCAATGCTTCCCGTGTGATCCGCTCACGTACACGAGAGATTGGGCGATGGAAAGGCCAGTGCGGTATGGCGTCAGAGATCGTTTGCTTGCTGCCATTGACGCCGCCCGTTCCCCCCGACCGGAAGACGGAGACACGGTATGAAAATCGTGATCACTGGAATTGACGAATCGCGCCGGGCGGTGGTGGTCGATGACGCGAGCGCGTTCCTGCTCGGGGCGATTGATGGGAGGCTCGACTCTCCGATTATGGCGCACGGCACGCCGAACGATGTGGCGCGAATCGCGGCGGGTATTCTGGCTACCGTACGTCAGAAGTTTGGCGACGATGCGTTCAACAAAGTCATTCGCGCGGCGCGGGGGATGAAAACCGCCGCCGATTTTTCAGATGATGTTCTGGAAGACGGAGCGAGCCGATGAGCGCAGAACAACGGCAAATAGCCCCAACGGCGTGCGGCTGGTACATCGGCCCCGATGGTGAGCGATGTCAGAACGTCGGCGTCCGAGCAGAAGACTTCGGCAGCCGATTGCTATGTGCATATCACTACGCGGCCGGCGCACGCAAAGACTGGCTCTGCGGTGCTGCCCCAGAAGACGGGAGGACGGGGGAATGAAATGCGACTGTGAAGATTGGGCCGCAAACATCGACCACCTCAACGCACCAACATTGTTGCTCCACGCGAGAAATCCTCAGAGCTACAAGGGCTATACTGGCAAACGCTTTGTCTTTTGTCCGTGGTGCAGCGCGGTATTAGCTCAGGACACCCCAGCGCCGGGAGCCCCGAAGTGATGACACCTCGGAAAAGATCCGAGTACGCGCTCGCGCACATCTCCGGTACTGATCAAGACAACAACCGTGCGCATGCAACGACGGCGCTGGTTTACGCGCTGTTCGACATCGCGGACGCTATCCGTGAGGCGACTGCACCGAGTGAGGTTGGCGAGCGCGAATCGGCCGCGGCCAAGCGCGCGTTCCAGCGAAAACACAACTTACCCTCATCAACATGAAGCCGATCACATTTCCCGAGCAGAACACGACATGGGCGGAGAATCAGCCGCCGTACTTGCCGTTGCCGGCCTACACGGACGCCCGGACCACCGTGTTACGCTGGAGCCTCACGCTGCGCGAGCGACTACACGTGCTCGTGCATGGCAAGCTGTGGCTGTCGCAGGCCAATTTCGGCGAGTCGCTTCAACCGGTCAGTCTCGGCATCGAATCGCCGTTCGAGCCGCAGAACGGCGGGAAGGCGAGCACGTGACCCGGCGACGCGAGGTCAGGTTGCGCCGGCGAGCGAATCGGACGCGTCGGCGGTTGCGATGGGCTATGCGGCGCTCGGCCGGCGCGCTCAGGAAGTCCATGAACAGCTACGATCAGCTTAGCAATGCAACAAAAGGTTGGATCACGGCGTTCGAAGATCTGACGCGTGCGCTTATGGGTGAGGAGTATGGGTACGTCGGTACGTATACCGGTGTCTCGCCGAAATCAGCGCCACCCTGAGCGGCGGTAGGACGCAGTACGCACGGCCGACCATGCGCCCCCGGATCCGCGATGATCCGGGGGCGTTGTCGTATGCGCCGCGTAGGCCCTTGCGATCCACGCCGTATGTTGATACGATGTGCGTGTGAGGAACAGCGGAGACAGTCATGATGAAAAGACGAAGCTCCGCGATAACGCGTCGGTGCATCTGGGCGGCGGGTTGCGTGAAGAGCTGGAGCGACGCGTCGCTGGCGGCGCAGCGTTCTCGTCGAAGATCAAACACGATCTGCTGCGCGCGTATACCGCGATGCGCGAGGAGCGTACCAAGCTCGGCGTAACGGCCGGCGAGGTCGAGTTTCTCGCGAAGGCCCTGAAGGGAACCGTGATTGATCCGCGGCTGTTGTGGGCGCACGTGAGCAATCTCGACGTCGATCAGCCGCTGACCACGCTGCGTGACCAGCTCTCAGAGCAGATCCGGCGGTTGTCACCGCTGCAAACGCTCGCGTTGCTCGATCAGCTCGAACAGGCGTGGGTACTGCCGTACGAGGGCCGCGACGACGCGGACCTGCCCGAATAGTTTCACGTGAAACAGTCAGCACAGGCGGACGCCATGACGACCCGCACCGACCGAGCCACACGAGCCGCACCGATCCCCATGTACCGCGCGACCCGCTGCCCGTACCTCAACGACCCCAAGGACTGCGACATGGGGGACGGCTGCGCGTGCGTCCTAGTAGCCCGCCCAGTGCCGCTGACGCGTGCCCAGTCGATCCAATCAGGAGCCAGTGGGCCAGACTACTCGCCACAGGCCAAACAGGCCATGAATGATAACCCGGACGACGCCTATTTCCGCTCGCTGAGGCACTAGCGCTAGCACCTAACGGGTGTTAGCTTTTGGGCATCTCTCACACGAGCTAAACCAGTGCCAACAAAGCGGTTACGAACTTCCGAACCAAAGACACCGAAGGCGGCCAAGCCCATCCGATTTATCGACGGCTGGAGCGAATCAGCATGGAAATCACTCGCCGTCAAGGCGCTGCGCATCGGCTGGCCTGAAGGAATCCTTCAGGCGCGCCACCGGCTGAACCGTTCGACGATTGCTGCCACGCTCACTGTTGGGCTTTTCGAAGACACCTTCCCCTCGCTCGCCAGCTTCCCCGCGGCGCTCGCTGAGCTGAAGGCGGAAGACTTCGCCGCGCTCTGCTCGCGCGACACACACCACGGGATCCGCGCGCTCTCGGATCGCTTCTGCGATCTCGAACAGGAAGCACGCGCCGCGAAATACGCGGAAACTGAATTCCTGATGGCCGAAGCGAAGCGCTACGGATTCTGGATGACCACGCGCGCCAGAAACGTTTTCTGGACTTGGCTCACCATGAAGCCGTCGACCGATGCTTTTCGCGCCCCGTGCCTCATGCCATGGTCAGGCATGCCGGCTTTCGCGATCGATGATCACACATTCGAAGGCCGTCGCGATAATCGCGGCCCCTCGATGCTCTCCGGGCATTACGACACGCACCGCGCGCTCGGCATCATGGTCAGAAGCCATGGCTGGGATCACGCCCGGCAGTTAGCGTTCGCGCCCCCACCTCTCTCCCCCGCAGAACCGGTCCATGACGAGCCCCGCCAACAACAGCGCGAACAGCAGCACACCCTTGGCCTTGGCTAATGGGATCCGTAACCGCATCACCGCGATGCGCCTCGTCGACGCCGCGACGCTGCGCACACACCCGAAGAACTGGCGCATACACGGCGCGGATCAACGCAGCGCGCTCCGTCTCTCGCTAAACCGGCTCGGCTTCACGACAGCGCTCGTCGTGTACGACTCGCCGCGGTACGGTGGGCTCACGATCATCGACGGGCACTTGCGGCACGAGGAACTCGCGACCGGCGACGTGCCCGTGTTGCTCACCGATCTCAACGACGACGAGGCCGATGCGGTCATCGCGTCACACGATGCGATCGGGCAAATGGCCGAGACCGATGAACTCGCCCTGTCCGCGTTGCTCGACCAGATGGCCGGCGACGCCAATCTCACCGAACTCGCCGAAGCGCTCACGATCCGCGAAGCCAGTGACGACGTGCCCACCGAAAAAGACGACAAGCCGAGCGCCGTCGCGTATCCGATCGCGCCGAACTGGGACGAGGGTTACAACGCGATCATCTTGGTCTGTCGTACGGAAATGGAGTGGGCACGACTGAAGACGCTCCTGAACCCGCAGGTCATGCGTGATCGCAAAGGCTCGCTCGGACAAACGGCCGTCATGTTCGCGAACGACGTGCTCGAACGATGCGTGCAGCGCGCGCAACCCGCGCCAGCGCCGTCAGCGAAACCAGCAGAGCCCACGCCGAGCGAACACGCGCAAGCCGTCACCGAGGATCTCGCCGCGCTCACCGAAGAGCTGCGTCCCGCTGCCACGGGGACCGACCTGTGAACGGCCCCGACTGCGCGATCATCATCCCGTCGCACAAGCGCGCCGGCCGCGTGACCACGATGCAATTCCTCGACGGCGGCAAGCTGTGCGTGCCTGAAGCCCAGTACGACGAGTACCGCAAGCATCACGCGGCCGATCAAATCGTCACACACCCCGACTCGATCATCGGTATCGCCAGAAAACGCACGTGGATCATCAACAACTTTGCGCCCGTGTGCATGGTGGATGATGACTTCATCGGCCTGTTCCGGCTCTACATGGGCAAAGCGCCCGATTCGAAAACCCCGAACCGCGCCAGACGCAAAACCCGCACGACCGGCCGCGAAGCGTACGACATCATTCAGAACTGCTACGCGACCGCCGTCATGATGAACACGTATCTGTTCGGCTTCGCCACCCACGTGAATCCCGCCTCGTACCGCCAGCTCAGACCCTACTCGTTCGGTGGCTACGTGCTCGACGGCTGCATCGGCATCGCGGCCGGCTCGAAGCTCTTCTGTCCCGACAGCTCGCTGCCCGTGAGCGATTTCTGGCTGTCGTTGCTCAACGCGGCACTGCACCGGTACTGCTGGCTCGATCAGCGGTTCGCATGCGGATTCAAAGAGACCTACACCGGACAAGGCGGGCTCGCCGAATTCCGGCACCCAACAGCCGAAGAAGAAGCGTACCAGTTTCTGCGCGCGCACTTCGGCGAAGCCATTCAACGCGGCAGCCCGAAAGGAAACCCGCTCACGAAACGCGTACTCAATAAGGGCCGCCGGCGGATCGTACTCCCGTACACCGTGTAGCTCCGCGCTCGCCCGACGCTGGGCACGCGCGCACGTCCGTCATGCCGGCAGCCGACGAACGCAACCCATGGGATGCGCTCGACCGTGAATCGTCGCGGTCGTTCGGGGCGTTCACGGTCTATCTCGATCTCGGCGCACGACGAACCGTAAGAGAAGCCGCGACAATCGTTTACGCCGCTGAGAACGCCGCCGGCAAACGCACTGCAAAGGGGTTGCCGTATGGTGTCCCACAACTCAAGAAGTGGTCACAGGCAAACGATTGGGTAAGCCGGGCGCTTGAATACGACCGACATCTCGCCCGCGAAGAGACGCGGAGCGCGGTGGCCGAGCGAAAAAAAATGGCGGCGCGACACATCAAGATCGCGAAGGCCATGCAGCTACAGGTCGTGCAGAAGCTGGCCAGCATGAAGCCCGAGGACATCAAAGACGTCACCGACTTGACGCGCATGGCGAAGCTCTCGGCGGATCTCGAACGTCGCGCGCATGACGTGAACGGGAAGGAAACCGCGGCAAGTGTCGAGAAAGACGACAGTCAAGAGCGCGCGAAGGCTGGCGTGCTCAAGCTGCCGATGCGCCTTACCGATGAGGCGGAGTGGGAGAAGGTATCGACGCGCCAACAGGCCGAGCTGGCCGCGGAAGCGGAGCGTGCCGTGAACGCGCTCGATGATGAGCCCGCGCGATGAGCGGGTTCGCCGAAGGCAGTCCGCACGATCGCGTAAAAAAACTCATCATCCCGCCATGGGGGCGGTGGCGCGTGCGGCGCGGGCTCGACGTGCAGCAGCCGGCTGGACGCGGCGCGCACGGCCGCCGGCTGTGTCGGTGGTGCGGTCGTGAAGTCGCGCCGCGGCGATCGACGTTCTGTGGCGAGGGGTGCGTCGACCAATTTCTGTGCGTGGCGTCGTGGGAGGCGCTCGCGGAGACGATCAAGCGGCGCGACAGGCGGTGCCGTCGATGCAAGCTCGAACATCCGGGCTGGATGCGGTACGACTGGCACAGTTCGTGGGACAACGAGAAGCGCCGGATCTACCGAGGCGAGCAGGGACCGGCGTGCCCACTCGCAGCAGCACCGTGGCAGTGTGACCACATTATCCCGGTAGCAGACGGCGGTGATGATCGCCCGGCGAATTTGCGTCTGTTGTGCTATCCGTGCCACCTGCACGTGACCCGCGAATGGCGACGCGGCCGGCGGAGATCGAAGGACGACCCGACGCAGATTGTGATAGGAGAGCCGTCAAAACCGCTGGAATTCGGTATGCGACCGCTGCCGTCTGTGACAGACGACGCGGCTGATGACGAATCATCCGAGGACCAACGGTGATCGATTTCGCCGCGTGGGAAGCGCAACCCGGCTCGCAGCGCGTGTTCCTGACATCGCCGGCGCTAGAGACGATTTACGACGGGACGCGCGGACCCGGTAAGACCGTCGCGCTGCTCGCGGACTTCGCGAGCGAGGTCGGGCAGGGGTACGGCCGATACTGGCGCGGCATCCTGTTCCGGCGCACCTACAAGGAGCTGAGCGACGTCATCGAGAAATCGATCCGTCTGTTCTCGGCATGCTTCCCTGACGCCAAGTACAACGCCAGCGACCACATTTGGAAATTCGCAACGGGCGAAGAGCTGTTGTTGCGCTACATGGCATCGCCGAAAGACTACTGGAATTATCACGGGCACGAGTACCCGTGGATCGGCTGGGATGAGCTAACGAACTGGCCGAACATGCAGTGCTATGAGGCGATGAACACGTGCTGTCGCTCGACGCATCCGGGCGTGCCGCGGCGGATCCGCGCGACCACGAACCCGTTCGGTGTTGGGCACCACGTCGTGAAGGCGTACGTCATCGATCCCGCGCCCGCCGGCAAGATCATCCGGCTCAAAGGCGGCATCACACGCGTGCGCGTGCGCGGCCACTGGTCCGAGAACAAAGCGCTGATCAAAGCGGACCCGCGGTATCCGCACATCTTGGCCGCCGACACGGATCCGCACCGGCGCAAAGCGTGGCTCAAGGGTGGGTGGGACATAGTGGCCGGCGGATTCTTCGATGATCTGTGGAACGCTGATGTGCACGTGATGCAGCCATTCAGGATCCCGAAGGCGTGGTACGTTGACCGTGCGTTCGACTGGGGCTCGGCGAAACCGTTCAGCGTGGGCTACTACGCGGAGAGCGACGGCACGCCGTGCGAGCTGGCGGACGGGCGCATGTACAAGTTTCCGCCCGGCACAGTGTTTCGCATCGCAGAGATTTACGGGTGGTCAGGCAAGCCGAACGAGGGCGTGCACTGGACAAACCGCCAGATCGCAGAGGCGGTGCTCGCAGCAGACAAAACAATTCAGGACAAGTACGGTGTGACCGTGTACGGTGGGCCGGCTGATCCGACGATCACGCACGACGCCACAACCGGCGACTCGATTGCGAAGCAGATGAAGGAGCGCGGCGTTGATTGGATTGACGCCGACAACCATCGCGTCAATGGCTGGGAGAAATGCCGATCGATGCTAATGGCGTCGCACGATTTCAAGGACGCGAAGAAATCGGCGATGGAAGAGGCGGGGTTTTTCTGCTGGAACACGTGCCCGCAATTCATTCGCACCGTGCCGGCGCTCCAGCGCGATTTGATCAAGATCAACGACGTCAACACAGAGAACGAGGACCATATCGGCGACGAGTGGCGCTACCGGCTGAATACGGTGCGCGGGAAATGGGGCCGAGTGCGTGTGCGGTTCTAACTGTGGGAAAATCAATGTTTTACGTGAGGGCTTGACAGGCACCTAACAGGCGTTAGCTTTATCTCATCGGGCAGGGCCAGACCAAACAACTTCCAATGCGGAGTCAATGTGGCAATGACGGAAACCGAAACGCAACGCACGAGCATCGTGCTGCACATCGAGCGAGATCCCGTGAACGGCGGTCATCGCCGCTGGGTCTCGACGGACGGCATGCCGGTCAGCGCGTCGTGGTCCGAGCAGGATCGCGAGCATGCGTTCGCGATGGCGCGGCACGAGATCAGCCGGTGCCTCGACTACCGGCACGCGTACACGCTGAGCGCGGTCAACGAGGACACGGGCGAACCATTGCCAATCACCGAGGAAGAACTGTGAAGCTGGCACAGGTGGAACCAGCGCCCGGCGCGCAGAAATGTGCTGCGCCGGGCGAACGGATCGTGCAGTTCAGCTTTCCCGATGGCACTGGCGGGCTAATCTCACTGCGCCAATTCGACAACGGCATTACGCCGGCAATCAACGTGGTCGAAGTCTATAGAACCGATGGCGGCGTGCGCGTGCTCGCGCCAGATGTACAGCCACAATGGCCAGCTCCAAACGCCGAGGAAATCAAACTGTTCAGGCATATGTCGGAAGCAGCGGCAGTGCAGCAGTTTCATCGGCGCATGGGTGGCGCGTTTACAATCGAGCAGGCGAAAACGCTCATGCGCAAAGCGGACGGTTTGTGATGACCAGATTCTTCTCTCTAAGGCAATGAAAATTTCCGAACTCTCAAACGCGCCCGCATGGCTGGTGCGCGCGATTACCGAAAACGCCGACATAGAGATCGACGCGCGAGGCCGCGTTGTCTGGCGCGGTGGCGACTGGCACGGTGGCGTCTGGCGCGGTGGCGTCTGGCACGGTGGCGTCTGGCACGGTGGCGACTGGCGCGGTGGCGTCTGGCGCGGTGGCGACTGGCGCGGTGGCGTCTGGCGCGGTGGCGACTGGCGCGGTGGCGTCTGGCGCGGTGGCGACTGGCACGGTGGCGACTGGCGCGGTGGCGTCTGGCGCGGTGGCGACTGGCGCGGTGGCGTCTGGCGCGGTGGCGACTGGCACGGTGGCGACTGGCACGGTGGCGGTCTCATTGCCGCGCCGAAGCCTTATGCGCAACCCACGTGCGAAATCGCAACAAAAGCGAAAGCGTTGCTTGACCCCGAACATTGGATCAAGGGCGCTGACAAGAAAGTGCTGCCAGACAAAGGCGATTGCTTCTGTCTCGCCGGCGCGGTGCTGGAAGTTGGTGGCACAGAGGAGATGGTGTCCGTTGTGCGAGGATGGAATGACGCGGATCAACGCACCTTGGCGGATGTACACGCATGGCTGGATCAGTTTTGCGTGAGCGGCGACGCGAAATAGCATGCCGAAGATTGCGTACGAAGTCGTCGGCATGAAGGACGCCACACTCGCGGTGATCGTACAGGCGAACCAGATCATCGACGAGTACGCAGCGCTCGGCTACACGCTCACGCTGCGCCAGCTCTATTACCAATTCGTGAGCCGTGATTACATCCCGAACACGGCGCGCGAATACAACCGGCTCGGCAACATCGTCAGCAAGGGCCGGCGCGCTGGCCTGATTGACTGGAGCGCGATTGTCGATCGCACACGCAACCTTCAGGATCTGTCGAAGTGGGAATCGCCGGCCGACATCGTGCAGGCCGTCGCCGAACAATTCCGCTTTGATCGGTGGCTGACGCAGCCCACGTACATCGAAGTGTGGTTCGAGAAAGACGCACTGATGGGCGTGTTCGAACGCGTCGCGCACAAATGGCGGTTGCCGTTCTTCTCGTGCCGCGGCTACACGAGCGATTCCGAAATCTGGGGCGCAGCGCAGCGACTGAGGCACGTGAGCGTCGGCACCAAGCCGAAGGGTGTCGGGCGCATCAATCCGGGCCGTGACATTTTGATCCTGCATTTCGGCGATCACGATCCGAGCGGGATCGACATGACGCGCGACATTCGTGATCGCCTCGTGCTATTCGGCGCGCGCAGCGTCGAGGTGCGGCGGCTCGCGCTCAACATGCCGCAGATAGATCGGTACAAGCCGCCGCCGAACCCGGCGAAGGAAACCGACAGCCGGTTCAACGATTACCAGTTCAAGTACGGCGACGAATCGTGGGAGCTGGACGCGCTCGATCCGACCGTGCTCGCGGATCTCGTGGAACGCGAGGTCATGAAAGAGCTGGACGTCGACGCATGGAACAGCGTGTTGCGCGCAGAGCAGGAGGCGCGCACCGAGCTGGGGCTGGTGAGCGATGCGTACACGACCGTCGCGCAGGATCTGCGCAAAGAGATGCCCGACGATTTCGCGGGCAACCTTGCGGCGCTCATCGATGAGGAGCCGCCAGTTGAGCCGAGCGACGATGAAGACGAGGAGGAGGAACCGGACGGGGACGAAGAGGAGTAACTCGCCGGGGTGACAGATGGGCGGCCGAAATGCCGCCCATCGTCGCGTTCAGGTGGGACGAAACGCGCAAAGTGGCCGCCCAAACCGGCTCAGGCTGCCAAACAGCTCGTTGACAGAGAGGCATACGTGCCGTCATAGTTCCCCGCGTCAATCCGGGGGACGATGGCATCTTCGAACGACACACCCGACGCGGCCTCGTCGGGCGATACGCCAGACGCGACATGCGCCGCGTACGACTTGCAGAAGCTGAAGTGGGACTTCTGTCACGACGTGCGCCGCGGCACGCCGGCATTTCGCGGCTCCGTCGCCATGATGCCCGACGCGACGTACTCGCAGAACCAGTCGGCGCAATATCTCCCCAAGTTTCTCTCTGAAGACACGCTCGACTATCAAGCCCGCCTCGCCATCACGTGGGCGTTCGACGCGTACGAGCAGACCGCGCAGGGCCTGATGGGCATCGTGTTCGCCCGCGGCATCAAACGCGGCGACGACATCGACAAGAAGATCGTTGAGCTGCTGGAGAACATCGACGGCGAAGGCCAAAACCTCGACGTGTTCGCGCGGCAGGCGTTCGATGAAGGACTCGACGGGCACGTCGCGATTCTGACGGAATATCCCAACGTGCCAGTCGGATCGAATCTCACGCTCGATGATCTCAACACGCGCGGGATCCGGCCGTACATGCGCGTCGTGCGCGCCGATCAGATCATCTCGTGGGTGCCCGTGGTCATTGGCGGCATCGAGCGCTTGGCGCAGGTCGTGATCAAAGAGTGCATCGAAGAAAAGAAAGGACGCTTCGGCACGAAGGAAGTCGAGCAGTACCGCGTGTTCACGCAGGAAGTCATTTACGATCAGGCCACGACGACCGGCATGAACGACGATGGCGATCCGGTTGGCGACCCGCAACCTATTGGGCTCGGCGAAATCACGTGGGAGGTCTGGAAAGAGCAGGACGTCATGGCCAGCAATGGCCGGCGCACCGGTCGCACCGCGATCCAGATTGACACGTCGGGCACCGTGCGCGGCCCCAAGACGATTCCGCTGCGCGTCGCGTACCTCGGCCGCCGGCTCGGCATGCTGAAGAGCGAGCCGTATCTGTGGGGGCTCGCGCAGACGAACGTCGAGCACACGCAAGTCACGAGCGATTACGCGATAAAAATGCACAAAATGTGCAACCCGACGCCTGTGTTCATCGGCCGCGACGCGAGAGCGAAAGGCGAAGGCACCGTGAAGATGGGCGGTTACGGCATCGACGTCCCGATGGGCGGCGACGCGAAGATGCTGGAGACATCTGGCGTTGACATTGGCGCAGTGCGCACGCGGCTCGTCGATCTTGAACGCCGCATGGAATTGCAGGGCGGCATCATGCTCGAAGGGAAGACCGACGCGAGCCCGATGACCGCGACGGAAGTCGCGATCATGGTACGGTCGCGCAATGGCCGATTGAAGGCGGCCGTCGAATCGCTCAAGGACGCACTCGAAGGCGCACAGGGCGATATGGCCGCATACATGGGACTGGATCCCGTGGCCGGCGGCTCGCTCGAATTCGACACGTCGTTCTTCGAAGAGTTCAACCTGCCGTTCGTGCAACTGTGCTGGGAGATTTACCTCAAGGACGGCATCGATTTGGCCGCGATGCAGCACGTGCTGCGCACCGGCAAGTTGCCGGATGACATGGGCCTCGATGATGCGCTCCTGACGCAGCTCGCGGCGCTCACGAAGGACCGGATGCTCGCGGAAGCGAAGTCGGGGGTGAAGATCGCAGAGGCGGAAGGCGTACACGTCACGGCCACGACGCCAGACGGTACGAACATCGAAGCGACGGGATCAGCGGCAGGGCCGGGCGGTGGTGGCGGCGCGCCACCGCCACCGGGGAAAGGACAGCAAGCGGCGTAGCGTTCGCGTGTTTTGATCGGATCACAGCTCACACACTTTTCGGAGACATTTCATGCTTACCACATCAGCACGCGACGCCATCCTCAACACGTTCGATTCGCATTACGTGGGGTGGTTGTCCGCGATCACCGACTACCGCGCCGGCACCGTCACGGAGCTGTCGTACGCGGGCTATGCGCGCGCCGCGATCACGTTCGGCTCACCAGCCACGACGTCGCCGGCGGGCGGCCGTCAGCGCGCGAACTCTTCCGCGTGCACGGGCGGCCAGAAGACGGACGCAGGCTCGGTCAACGCGATTGGCTGGGGCATTTACAGCGCGTCGACGGCGGGCACGCTCAAGTGGATCGGGCTGCTCGATTCGGATGTGCCGATCGTGGGCACCGCGGACACGGGCGATTTGATCACCGCGCCCGCGCATGGCCTCTCGACGGATCAGCGCGTGTTCGTGCTCGCTGCGCCGGGCGCGGTGTTGCCAGCAGGGCTCGCAGAGAACACGGCGTATTTCGTGCTCGCGTCGGGTTTGACGACGGACGCGTTCAAGCTCTCCACAACGTCGGGCGGATCCGCGGTTGACGTGACCGCATCAGGCGCGGCCATGTTCATCCCGTACACGGCGCTCGCGATCGCACAGAATGCGACGCCAGAATTCGCGTCGGCCGCGCTGGTCATCCAGATCTGAGCTGCCGTCCGTACGTGTTCGAAACCGACTCGTTGCGCCAGTTCCCAGCCAAACGTTTGTAGACGGGCTGGGAACTGGGCGTGCGCTCGCACGCGCACGCGCGAACGGATTGTTGGGCTACGGCTCGGCGTTTGCCGGCACAGAGAACCCCATTTCAGAGGGCGGCATCTGGAGGGGCGGGTTCACGACGGGGCTCAAATGGGCCAACGTGCAGAAGACGCCGGGACTCGCATTCGGCCGCCAGCAGATCGACGTGAGCGGTGGGTTCCGCGACGCCACCGCGATTCTGACGACGCCGTTCTCGGCGAATCAGCGCGCGACCGGCACTATCGTCAACCTCCGTTCAGCAATCTCCGCCAATACGAACCGCGGATACGAGTGTTCGCTCTCGATGGATCAGGGCGGCGGCGGGTACGCGATCATCGTCGTATGGCATGGCGATCTCGGAGACTTCGACTACATCGGCGGTTCGCCATTCAGCGGATCGCAATACAACGTCGTGACCGGCGATACGATTACCGCTGACGCGATTGGCAACGTGATCAGTCTGTATAAGAACGGCGTGCTGATTGGCTCGGCCACGGATAGCGAGTGGTCCGATGGGACACCGGGGATGGGTTTCAATCTGGAAGCAGCAGGCGCGGGGCATAATGCCGAGTACGGATTCAGCCAGTGGGCCGCTCACAATCTTTGATTGATTCATGACTTCTATCGCATGCGTCCAGACGCAGGGTGCCGCATGGTCGGTTACGGTAGCCGCGATACCGCTCGTTATGTCGGTCGACGTAACGAATGGCAATACGATTGTCGTAACGGGAACCAGCTTCAACTCCGCCGGTGCTGGTGGGTCGTTTGTTATAACGAAAACGGCTGGAACGGCGACCCTCGGTACGCCAGTGAAGGATGCGGAGAACTCTGTACTCAGCGGGCACCTCAAGCAGCAGATATGGCGCGTACCGGTGACCGGGAGCGGATCGCTGACGCTATTAGCGGATCCCTCTTCAGATCTCGGATTTGCTGGGGCAGCCGAGTATTCCAATTTCAACGCCTCGCCGCTCGACGGCTCGCCGGTCACAAATACGGGATCGACAGAAGCGGAGAGCAGCGGCGCAGTAGGAGCACATGCAGGCGGCGTCGTGGTTTCGCTGCTCAACGAAGATAGCTCTGGCGTATTGACCTACACGGCCGCTAGCGACTCACTGATATTTTCTCAGAACAACGGCACCGGCTTCATCACTGGTTATGTGCAATACAAACTGATCGGCAGCGATAGTTCGCCGGCGCTCACGGTGGACTGTGGCGTGAATTTGAACTGGTTCGGCTTAGCCGTCGCCTACTTGCCGGCAACCGGTGCAACGACGGTGCCAACAGCGGGCGTGGCGATCGCGATCGCGCGCGCACTCGCAACGCTCCGCATCAGGCAGCTCGCGCAATACGTCAAGGTCTTGATCAAACTCTGAGGATGAACCATGTGGACGATTCCCGATAAGGGCACCGCGCAGAGCGATTTTCAGAGTGTGCTGTTCAGCGCATATCTCGACGTGCTCACCGCCGGCATGGTGGGCACCGATTGCGTGCTCTCGGGCTGCGCAGTCACCGCGCAAGGCTCGCCCGACATGACATGCGCGGTCGCGAAAGGCGCGGTGCTCACGAACGGCATACTCAAGCCGGTCACCGCTGGGAACGTGACGATTACGACAGCGGACGGCTCGAATCCGCGCATCGATCTCGTCGTGGTCAATTCCTCTGGCACGAAGGCCGTGCGCGCCGGCACGCCATCGGCGACCCCCGCACCACCGGCGCGCACGGCGAACGACGTGGTGATTGCGGCGGTGTATGTGCCGGCCTCAGACACGACGATCAGTACGGATCAGATTGTCGACATGCGCGTCATTCAGGCATCGGGGCCGATCACCATTTTCAAGACGGTGGCCGCCGAGACCACGAACACCACATCGTCGGCGATTGAGGCGCTCAACAAGGCGGGGTCTGGCGTCACGATCCCGAGCGGACTCTTTTTGTCGGGGAAGACGCTGCGCGTCCGCATGGGCGGAAACTTCCTCTGGAATAGCGGCACGCCCACCGTGCGCATCAAGATCATCTACGGTGGCACCACGATGTTCGATGTAACGTCAGCCGCCTCGACCGCGGACGCCGATCGCGCGGCGTGGTTCCTGACGTTCGACGTGTGCGCGCAGGCGAACGCCGATCAGGCGTTGGTCGGCATGCTCAGCATCAGCCCGATCGGGGCACGTACGACTGCGACGACTGGCATTGGTCCAGCATTTCCGACTACGGCTGGCACGCTACCAACAGGCGGCCCATTTTCGGGTGCAGCGGCGGTCGACTCTAATGCCGGCGATCGGGTATTGAGCGTGCAATTCACGATGAACGTGAGCAACGCATCGGACGAGCTGGTCGTAGAAACCGCGACCGTCGAACTCGTGTGACGTAAGCGAGCATGGCGAACGGGATCGTCGTCGGCGCGAATAGCGCGTACGTCGGGCAAGGCCAAGTCGGCAACCCGGCGAACATCGTCGCATGCAATGGCAAAGCGCGCGCGTTGGCGGTTGCACTCGCGCTCAGTGTCAACCTTGTCGGCTACGCAGCTCCGGCGAGGGCGTTGCCGCGCGCATTCGGTGTGGCGACGGCGGCCGGCGGCAGCGACATCGTAGCATGCGCCGGGAAAGCGCGAGCGTTGACGCGCGGGCTCGGCGGCGCTGGATCGAGCCGACTCGCGACGGCGGGCGTGGCGCGCAGCCTCAGTCGCGTTACCGCTCCGGGCGCGACGCGTGTCGCGACAGCCGGTCTCGCGCGCACGCTACCACGCGCCACCGGGCTCAGCTTCACGACCACAATCATCCCGTGCACCGGCACGGCACGCACGTTCGCGCGCGGGCTTGGCCCCGGTGACACGCGGCTCGAATGCGTCGGCGTCGCTCGCGCGCTCTCGCGCGCAAGCGGGCTCAGCGATCTCATCGGGACCACGGTGCCAACGGCTGGCATTGCGCACGCGCTACCGCGCGCGCTCGCGACCGGGATCAACCTTGTCGGCTATGCCGCGCCGGCGCGCGCACTCGCCCGCGCCTATGGCGTCGCGACGGCTGGCACATTCGTCGAATGCACCGGCACGGCGCGGGCGCTCGCCAGAGCATTCACGCCGGGCGAAGTCGTACTGTATTCGCTGGCCGCGCCCGCTCGCGCGCTCGCGCGCGCCTACGGTCAGGCGCAGATCGCGGGAACAACGGTTGCGTGCGCGGGCACGGCGCGCGCGCTTGGCCGCGCGGTTGGTACGTCGGAGATCATTGGCACGACCGTCGCTTGCACCGGCGTAGCGCGCGCGCTCGCGCGCGGGACTGGGCTTGGCTTTACGACCACGATCATCCCGTGCGCGGGGCGGGCGAGCGCGCTGGCCCGCGGACTCGGCGGACCCGGATCCAGTCGGCTCGAATCGGCCGGCATAGCGCGCGCGCTCAGCCGGGCGCTGAGTGGCCACGGGGCGTCGCGGGTGGCCACGGCTGGCACCGCCCGCGCCCTGAGCCGCGCGGAAGCGCCGGGTGCCACTGGAGTCGCCGCGCAGGGTATGGCGCGCGCGCTTGGCCGGGCTCTCGGACAGTCGGAGAACGTCGACGCGGCTCGCGGCACCGCCTGTGCGCTGGCACGAGCCTTCGGGCAAGCGGAAACACGCGTCGGCTGCACGGGGCACGCGGTGGCGCTGGCGCGCGCGGTCGGCCGCAGCACGACCACGGACGACGTGCGTGGCACGGCGCGCGCGCTCTCCAGAGCGACCGGGCACGCACGGACCACGATCGAAGTGGCCGGCACCGCGCGTGCGCTGGCCCGTGCGTTCGCGCTCAGCGACGCCGGCTTTATCTCGATCGGCACGGCGCGTGCCTTTGCGCGATGCTACGGGCGCTCGCTGGCGCGCGTGCACCGGACGGATCCGGCGGCGATCCAGTATCTCGACGTCTCGCGTACGGTCGCGCTACTCGACACCTCAGCGCCGGTGCTGGCATTGGATACGACGCCAACCGTGACCGTCATCAACACGGTCCCTATTATTCGCATTCGACGCATCGAGCCGAACACGTAACGGAGCCCACATGGCGACTATCCCGGTAAGTCCGCTCAACGACATCGACCTGATTGTGCCGCTACAAACGGTTGATCTGACGACGGGCGCGAAAGTGCCGCTCATCCCGAGCATGATGAAGGCGGTGTCGGCGTTTCTCGCGGCGAGCGACGCCTCAACGACCGTCTCGCCGGATCCCGGTTGTGATGCGACCGTTGTGTATGTCGGCGATCAGCCAGAACAGGAAGTTGGTGATTGGCTGATTCACTTCGATGCGGTCGGCCTCACGCCGTCCTTGATGTCGCAGCTCTTTGGGAGCGGCGCGACGCCGATCATCACGATCATCGTGGACACCGATCAACGGTTGACGCTGGAATGCGAGTACAACGATGCACGACCGGGAGTCGTCGAGAATGAGTGACCAACCGAGTGACGCGAATCGGGAAAAAGCGAGGGACATGATCGAAGAGGTCGTCGCGAACTTCCTCGCGCAGCGCGCAAGCGAAATCTCCGCGAGTACCACGATGCTCGGCCTCATGCACGCCGCGTATTTCGTCGGACTCGTGAAAGGCGGCATGTCGGAAGCCCAAGCGCAATTCGCCGCCGGCCGGTTCATGAAGGATCTGTGTTTGGGCGCGCTCGTCGAAGCCATCAAGGGCCGACAGGCGGAGACCAAAAAGCCGTAACGTGGCACAGCTCACCGGCACGCAGGCGCGACTCCTGTCGCGGCTCGATCGGCTGCTCGCGGAGCGCGGGCCGGTCGTGCGGCGCGCCTTCGAATCGGCGATCGCGCAGATCAGGGATAACATCGCGTTCAAGGCGGTCGTCGACGCGATCGCTTCAGGCAACGTGCTCGCCGCGGCCGACGCCGTGTACGGCTCAGGACTGTCGAACGCGGCAACCGCGATGATCGTGCGGTCGATTGCGGACACCTTCAGCCGCGGCGGACAGATCGTGTCGAACGCCGATCTGCCGCGCATCGTGACGGCCGCCGGCGGGACACTGGCGCGCTTCACATGGAACCCGAACATAGGGCCGGCGCAGGAAGTGCTCGCTGGCTACGTGCAGCAGATGGTGCCGCAGCTCTTGGGGCAGGCGCGCGCCGGGTTCGTCGACGTAATTTCGCGCGGACTCGCGGCCGGCATCAACCCGCGGCAAGTGGCGGTTGAGGCGCGACAGTTCATCGGGCTCACCCCGTACGACAACTCGCTGATTCAATCGTTTCGCGCGGACGTCATTAACGCGATCGCTGGCGATCCGAAGGTGCTGACGCGCGCGCTCCGTGATCAGCGCTATGACTCGATACTCGAAAAACTGATTGCCGGGCAAGGCACGATTACGCAAGCAAAGATCGACAGCATGGTACTCGCGTACGGCCGGAAGCTGCTCGCAAATCGCGCAGAGGCATGGTCACGTACGGCCTCACTCGGCGCGCTGAAGAACGCGCAGTTCGGCGCGTGGCTCAACTTCGCGGACGCGGCCGGCGTCGACGAGCAGGACATCGTGAAGACGTGGGTGACCACACTCGACGGCCGTGAACGCGACGAGCATCACGACGCCCACGGGACGACAGTCGGAATCAACGAGCTATATCCGGTCGACGGGGGCGTCATGGTGCCGGGCGATGGCGTCTACAACTGCCGGTGCACGCAGGTAATCAGCGTGCTCCCGGTCAACGCGACGCGGCGGGCCGATTTCCTTGCGGCCTCATCGCGGCAACCGTTAGGCCAGCGCGAAGATCAGCAGCGCGCCGCGTAGCGCGCCAGAAAACTCGTCCTGCCCTGTTGCGTTTTCCGCAAGGGGCACGCATACTCCATGCCGTTCGTGATTGAAAGCAAGTGGCGCGGGGAGCGGCCCCGACGCCCGACAAACACACTCAGCGGCGGGTGGTAGACATGCGCGGACGTCGGTGGTATGCGAGGGCGTTTTACAAATTCCCTCCTGATGGCGATGGCGGTGCGGGCGGCGGCACGGGCGGCGGCACGGGCGGCGCAGGGGGAGACGACGGTGCGGCCGGCGGCGACGGAGGTGACGGTGGCGAGGGCGGCACCGGGGCCAAAGCGGAGAAGACATACAAGGAGAGCGAAGTTCAGGGCGTCATCAAAAAACGCGACGACTTGCTCAAGGCGAATCGCAAACTCGCCGACGAAAAGAAACGGTACGAGGAATTCGGGACGATCGAAGAGATCCAAGCCGAACGCGCCGAGCTGGCGGAGCTGCGCAAAAAGGGCGTCGACACATCAGGCAAAGACGCGCTATTGGCCGAGCAGGAACGCGTCAAGAAAGAAGCCGCGAAGCAGATCGCCACGATCACCGCGGAGCGCGATGAAGCGCTGGTCAGCTTGCACTCCGAAATGATCGAAGCGCGCGCGATGACTGGGCTCGCCGGCCAGACTGACGACGTGGACGTACTGTTGCCGCACCTGATCAAGCAACTCAAGATGGTCAAGGAAGGCACGGGCTACGTGACGCGTGTTGTCGACGCGGAAGGGAACGTGCGCACGAAGGGGCTCGACGGCGCGCCGGTCACGATCGCCGATGCAATCGCCGAGATGCGCGAGAACAAGAAGTTCGCGAAAAACTTTCCCGCGCCCGATACGTCAGGCTCGGGTGGCCGCGCGAACGGTGGCCGGCAGAGCGAGGGCGGCGTCGACGTCTGGCTGAGCGCGGAAGATTTCCGTATCCCTGAGAAGTACCGCGCCGCGAAGGCACTGGCTGCCAAGCGAGGGGGGTCGGTCAAGAAGCGACCAGAATAGCCACGTGACCGTCATCGCGTGGGATGGCCGCATGCTCGCGGCAGACCGGAGAACGGTTTGTCAGGGCATGCGGCGGACGGCGACGAAGATTTACGCCGTGAATGACCATTTGATCGGTTTCAGCGGACGCAATCTGTGTGAACCGTTTATGGACTGGTTCAGGGCAGGAGCGCACGCCGACCGCTGGCCGCCCCACATGGGGGACACGGAAGACGAGCGCGTGTGTGGGCACTGGTCGTGGCTCCCGATGGCAGCTTGAGCCGGTACGAGGGCAAGCCGTATCCGGTGCCGATTCATGAGAAGTTCTTCGCGGATGGATCCGGCCGCGATTATGCTGTGGCTGCTATGGCGCTCGGACACGATGCGCGCAAAGGCGGTGGAGGTGGCGTGTGACTTCGACGTGTTTTGCGGGGATGGGATCGACGTGCTCACGTTGCCGGGGATACGGTAGTTGACACGATCGGATACGCCTACTATCGTGTTTCCCAGCAAGGTCACAGAAGCCAAGCCGATGTGACCCGGCACGAGGGCCAAAGGCCGCCCGTGCAAGACAACTGACGACCCCGCCGGCAAAGCTGGCACGGATACCGCGCAAGGCGCGCTCCGCTGATTCACTGCTGTTGAGCTGCAACTGCTCAGCCGTGGGTGTCCGCGTGGCGCGCCTTTTCGTTTTCCAACCGTTGAGGAGCGAGACCGACAATGCCGAACAATCTTGGCAATTACGACGAAGACTTTTTCGCGCAGGAAGCGCTGATTCAGCTCGAAAAGGCGCTCGGTTTCGCGAGCCGCGTCTATCGCGGCTATGACCCGACCGTGCAGCAGAAGGGGTCGACGATCCAGATCCGCCGACCGGGCACGTTCACCGCACAGGACGAGCCGTCGTCGATTCAGGATCTGAACACGGACTCGCTGTCGATCAATCTCGACACGTGGAAGGGCGTCCGGTTCGGGTTGAACGACAAGGATCTGACGCTCTCCGCGCCGCAGATCATCACCGACCACATTCGGCCCGCTGCGTACGCGCTCGCCGACAAGATCGATCTCGCACTCGCGGCGATCTACAAGCAGCTCCCCAACTACTACCTCGCTGCGACGCCGTTCACGCTGAACGACATCGCGGACGCGCGCGCCGCGGCGACGGACTTGCTGTGGCCGCTCGAAGATTCGGAGAACCTGTTCTTCGGGGTGACCGGCGCGACGGAAGCCGCGATCCTGAAGGGACTGGCCGCGTCGGGCATGCAGCCGAATCAGCAGGACGTCGCGGTGCGCCGCGGCACGATGGGCCGCCTGTTCGACTTCGAAATGTTCCAGAACCAGAACATGCCGACGCACACGTCGGGCGTGTCCGCGGACTTCACGGGCACCGTCGACGGCGCGAACGCGATCGGCGTCAGCTCGATTCTCGCCTCGGGCTTCACGGCGGGCATCACGTACAAGGCGGGCGACTCGTTCTCGATCGCCGGCGACGCGCAGCGGTACGTGATCTCGACGGACGGCACGGACGCGGACGGCAATGCGGCGACGTTGGCATTCACGCCGGCGCTCAAGCAGGCGACGGTGGGCGCGGAGGTGCTGACGTTCTATCTCGGCGGCGCATCGAAGCGGCAGAACCTGATGTTCCACCGCAATTTCGCGGCGCTCGCGATGGCCCCGCTCTCCACGATGGGCGCGTCGTTCGGCGGCACGCGGATGTCGTCGATCTCGGATCCGAAGACGCAGCTCGCGCTGCGCGTGCGGATGTGGTACGACCAGACCAACTCGAAGGTGGTCGTGGCGCTCGACGCGCTGTTCGGCGTCAAGCTGCTCGATCCGCAGCTCGCACTGCGCGTGGTGCAAGCGTAATCGGCTGAGACCGCGCAGGACCAGTAGGAATTCCCGAACGAGGGGCCGGGGGAGCAGCCCCGACCCCTCGTTTCTTTTCCCGACCTTTTTGCTGGAGCGATCCCACCGATGCTGTCTCACGACAAGTTCATCTTTGCATCGCGCATGTTCGACGTCGATTACGACTTGACCAAGGGCCTGAACTTGCGGATCCGTGGCGGCGCGCGGATCGACGCGGCGCGCGGTCCTGTGTCCACGCCGGGCGCGACGGTGGCGCTGGCGGCGAGCGCCACGAATTACGTCGAAGTGGACGACAACGGCAACATCACGAGCAACACGTCGAAGTTTTCGTCGACGACCACGTTCCTGTACATCGTGAAGACGGGCACCGCGCTCATCACGGACATCACGGACGTGCGGCATCAGGGGCTCGTGGATCCGCTGCTCACGCCGCGGACCGCGATTGCCAGCGCGAGCACGAAGGGCAGCGTGGCGCGGCTGCTAATGCAGAACATTCTCGACGCGTCTGCTGACACGGACATCATCGTCGACGACGCGCTGCGCGTGCTCGATTTCTTCATCCTGAACACGGGGATCGCAGCGCATGCCACGCTGGACACCGTGCAGCTCAAGAAAGGCGCGACCGCGATCACGAACGCGTTGGCGAAGACGGCCACCGTGAACGCGATCATTCGTGCGGGCACGTTCGACCCGGCACAGGTCGTGTTTGCGGCCGGCGACACGTTGCGTTTCACGGCCGCACACAACACGAACGTGGCGTGCACGGCGTACGTGCTGGTTGCCTCGCTGTAAATCGCGGGGTGCGGGGCTGGAAAGCAGAGGAGCTAGCGAGCAGTTCCACTTCGAATCGAGGGACGTACGGCCATGGCAACGCAGAGGCGGCACATCGAGAAGTTCGGGAAGACCGTCATCATCGACGAGACGCATCCGCTCGCGCTGAAGCAGGATCAGCTCGACAAGGCGGAAGCCGCGAAGAAAGAGCAGATCGCCAAGGAGAACGCGGCGAAGAAAGCAGCCGGCGCGTCGGCCGGCCGCAGCGTGAGCGCGCCGAAGGGCGCTGGTAGCGGGAGCGACGCAGCCGGCAATGGCAACACGCCGGTGGGCACGGGCAATGATTTGAACGCCGGCACCGTGTCTGGCGACAAGGATGCCGACAAGCTCGCGCAGGGCGGTGCACCGAAAGACCCGGCGCAGGACGCGCCGTCAGCGTAACGAGCGGTAGCCAGTGTCGGTTCTGCTCGATACGACAGTCGGGGGGCCATCAACCAACAGCTACCAAACGTTGGTCGAGGCCAACGCCTACGCTGCGCCGCATCTCAATGCGGCGCAGTGGTCGGCGCTCGGATCGTCGGGGAAAATTCTGATGATGGTGCGCGCGGTGCGCATCATCGACGCGCAGTTCCCGTGGATGGGGAGACCGGTGACGGACACGCAGATCCTTCAGTTTCCGCGGTTCGACATCTATCACCCGAGCGGTATCGCGTACAGCCTGACCGAGATTCCGGCGTGCGTGAAGCAGGCACAAGGCGAGTTGCAGTGCTGGATGGCTGGGAACGGACTGGCGACGGACAAGCTGTTGCCGGGTGATGAGCAGGCGCTTCAGCGCCTGAAGGCAGGGCCGGTCGAACTCGAATGGCGCGCGGATAGCACGAGCGCCGCGGAGCAGTTTCTGTATGGACGCATTGCGGACATTCTCCGGCGCGGCAACGTGCTGGGATCCTCGCAGCCACGGTTGATCTGAGCTATGGATCTCGGGGCGATCGTCGCGAGCGGCATGCGCGCCATTCCTACGGGCGTGCGCGGCACGGTCACGGTCAAGCGGCCGGCCGAGCGCGGCGTCATGAACCGCACGACTGGCGTGTACGCGCCGCCAGCGTCGCCGACGCCGGGCTACGTGACGGAATGGACGAGCACGGCCGCCATTATCGACGCCGTGAAACGTGCATGGGCAGAGGAACCGTCAACGAGCGGGCAAGACCTCACGAAGTACGCGGAGATCACGGTGCCGGCGGCCGACGTCCTGTTCAATCCGCAGCAGGGCATGGACATCACGATGTCGACGAGCGCGACCGCAACCGAAACAAAAAAGATCACGGGCGCGACGCCGGTTGGGCCAACGGGCGCGCCGGCGCTGTGGACGATCAGGGTCGAGCGATGAGCCATGGACGGAGACGCCTTTGCGTACGCGTTGGCTTTCACGGTGCCGGCCGAAGTGGCGCGGCGCGGCAAGCGTGTCATGTTCGACGGGATCACGCAGCTCCACGAAGTAATTGCGCGCGCGACGCCGGTCGACACGGGCTATCTGCGCGTCTCGCTGAGCGTGCAGGTGAACGGCGAGGGCGGGTTTGCGCTCAGCGCGCCGTATCCGCGCCACATCGCGGGCCGACACACGGGGGCGGTGCTCTCGGCGGCGTCCGCCGCGGATGCGTCGGTGCAGGCTGCGCTCACGCAAATCAAGATCGGCGACATGGTGCGCATGGGCTTCAGCGCGCACTACGCGCCGTACGTGGAGCCGCACGCGGGCATGATCAAGTCAGGGATCGCGGCATGGGGAGCGATCATGGATCGCGCCGTGCAGAACGCGAAGGATTGAGGACGCGATGAGTGGCCATTCAAGACGGCGAACTCGGCATGATGCGCAACCGACTGGTGACAGTCGCGGGCATCGACGACACGAAGGTGTCGTATTACCGCGAGTCGCCGGCATTCGCGAAGCCGAACCCAGAAACTGGGAAAGGCGTCTTCTGGCTTCAGGAAATGTCGCTCGTGTCGAACGAAACGTATCGCGCGATGGGCGGCGACCAGAAGTATGTGGCGGTGCGGTCTGTGTACGAGGTCGATGTGTGCGTGCCGCTGGGCGACGGCTACAACGCGCAGATGGCACTCGCGAACGCGATCGTCGTGGCGTTTCAAGGGGCGCAGCTCACGCTCGCCGGCGCGATCGCCGCACCGATGGTGTTGAGCGCGCAGAAAGGCGGGAACAGATCGGAGAACGGTTGGGACAAACTGCCGGTGCTCGTGACGTACGAGTACCAGTACATCCAGTGAACCACGCGGAGAACTGACCAATGACCGTTGCCATTTCCCACAAAGAGCAGCTCGGCTACATCAAGGAAGTCACGCGTGGCACCACGCCAGCATCCGCGTTGCAGGCACTGCCGTACACGAAGATCACGGACACGCCGAAGAAAACGACCATCGTCAGCGCGCAGAACACGGCGAACGCGGAAATCGCGGACATCGTGCAGGTCGAACAGGGCGCAGACCTTGGGTTCGATTCGGAACTCACGTTTGGCGCGCTCGACGACATCATGGGCTCGCTCTTCGCGGCGTCATGGGCGACGAACGTGCTGAAGGTGGGCACGACCCGACAGGCGCTGACGATGGAGCGGGCGTTCACGGACATCGGCCGTTTCCAGACGTACAAGGGATGGCAGGCGTCTGAGCTGGATATTGACGTGGCACTCGGCAAGATCATGACGGCATCCGTGAAGGGCTCGTCGAACCCGATGATCTCGGCCAGCGCAACGGCCGGCGCTGGCGCATACACGGCGGTGGGCACGAACGCCGTGATGGATCCGATCAACTCGATCCAGCTCATTCAGGAGGGCGGGTCAGGGTCGGTGGCTGGTGCGACCGAGCTGCAACTCAAAATCACGCGCGGCATCATCAACCAGCCGCAGCTTGCAAACGTGAACCCGCTCGACATTCTGCCGGGCCAGTTCATGCTCGAAGGCTCGATCATGCTGTACTTTCAGGACGACACGTACACCGCGAAGTTCCTCGCGCATACGCTGACGTCCCTCGCATTCACATTCGGCGGAGTGTCGAGCCTCAAGTACGCGTTCGCGATTGCGAAGGCGTACATCACGGAACTCGGCAACCCGAATCCGGGGCCGAACAACAGCATTTCGCAAAAGCTCGGGTGGAAGGCGCGCGTCGACGCGACGGACACCACACTCAAAATCACGCGCACGCCGTAACAGCGGCGAGGCGTGTCGGGCTACGGCCATGCGCTCGGGGGAGCCGCTTCCTCTCTGGCGACACGTCTCTACGGCGAGCGGAACGGAACCCGGCGCGCAGCGGTGCGCGCCGGCATCGCACGATGAGGCAGCAACGTATGAGCACGGACAACACGCAGGACAAACGGCCGACGCTGGATGACCTCGATCTGACCGCCATGCAGGACGAGGCGGCCACGATGGACGTCCTCAGCCCGATCGACCGGTCGCAGCTTTATGCGGCGGACGGGAAGACGCCGATGCAGATCGGTCTGTTGGGACTGGAGTCGTCGACGGCGGAAGCGATCAAAAAGAAAGCGCGCGATCGTCAGCGCAAACGGCTCGGCCGGCCCATGACGGACGCGGAGACCACGGCGTATCTGATCGAGCTGTACACGGCGCTCACGAAGTGGTGGAGGGGCGTCGAGTGGAAGGGTGAGCCGCTCGAATGCACGCCGGCGAACATCGCGATGCTCTATCGCGTACGGCCGTGGTTGCGCGGACAGGTCGGCGAATTCATGGGAGAGAACGCCAATTTTTTGACTCCTGCCGCGAGCAGCTCGTCGAATACGCCAAGTGGTACTGGCGAATCAACGACCGAGTAAGCGACGACTCGCTGCTCACGTGGCGGCAAACGATCGAAGGGGCGATCGAGAGTGGGTTGGAACCCGATGAAACCGCACTCGATGGCCCCCCATTGCCGGAAGAGGTGGAGTGGATATGGCGGACCGTGTTTCTCACGCAGTTGCATCCGAAGCGACAGGTTGGGATGGGCGGCGTGAGCAGAATTACGCAGCAGGACATTCAGGCGTGGGAGCACAACTACCGGCAGACGCTTTCACTGTTCGACTTGGCATTGATTGACGCGGTGGACGGGACGTTCCTCGAATTCCTCGCGTCGAAACAACAGAAACGGAAATAGTGCACGGGCAATAACCGGGACCGACCATGGCGGATCTCTACAGTCTTTCACTGACAGTTGATTCGGCCGGCGCGGTCTCCGGTTTTGCCAACTTCAAAAACGCATCGCGCGACGCCGGTGACGCCGGATCCAAGGCGGCGAACCAGATCAAAGACGCGTTCGATCAGTTGAGCAAAGCATTTGGTGGGCTCACCGAAATACTGGGCGCTGGGGCACTCTCGCGCGAGATCATCAAGTCGTCGTCAGAGTCTGAAGATGCGCTCGCGCAGCTCGAAGCCCGCATTCGCTCGACGGGCGGCGCGGCGGGCGAGTCGGTTTCCAAATTGACCGAACTCGCCTATGCCTTGCAGGAGCAGACCGGGTTTTCGCATGCGGCCGTGGAGGGTGCGGAAGCATTCCTGCTCACGATGGGCAACATTAGCGGCGACGTGTTGGTCCGCGCGACGGCCGCGGTTACGGATCTCGCGCGCGGCATGGGCACCGATGCGCAGAGCGCCGCGCTTCAGCTCGGAAAGGCGCTGGAGGATCCGAGCGTCGGCCTGACCATGCTGCGCCGCACGGGCGTCACGTTCACGGAAGGACAGCAGGAGCTGATCAAGTCGTTGTATGAGACCGGCGACGCGGCGAAGGCGCAGAACATCATTCTCGACGTGGTGCAGCAAAAGTTCGGCGGCGCAGCCGCAGCGGCCAAGGATACGCTTGGCGGCGCGCTACGCGGGCTGAAGAACGACTTCCACGATCTGTTGGAACTGTCGCCGGGCACATCGAGCCCGATCGCCGGGTTCATCAACGCACTCGGGTGGGCAGTCCAGTCGATGGATCTCGCGCTCAAAACAAACCTCAGCACGTGGGACAAATTCACGAACGCGATCGCGAATGTCACGGCGCAGAAACCCGATTTGCTCACGCTGAGCGGGTGGGAGCAGGCCATCGCGGGCGTCATTACGGGCTACAAGTCGCTCGACGGCATGACCGACGAGCAGACGAAGGCATACGAAGCGGCCGACGCGGCCATGAAGAAGCGCACGGCATCGCTAGTGGCGCATCAAAAAGCACAGGATGAAACGGCCGCGTCAATCAAAAAAGCGGTGGGGGCTTCGCAGGAGGAACTCGACAAACAGAATGCGTTGAACGCTGGCTATAACAAAGGTACGCTCGCCATTGCCCTGCTGAACATTCAGGAAGATGCGAAGATCCAGAAAACGAAAAACGCCGTGGGGAACACGGTGGAGATCGTCAAAGCGCTCAACGATTACGTCGATAAGATGGCAGTCGCGAAGTCGACGGCGGCCGAGCTGGCCGACTCGCTCGACAAGGAAACACAGAAATTCAAGGAGCAACAAGAGCAGATCCAACGTACCGACGACGCGTTCAACAAGAACATTGAAACCGTGCAGGCGTTTGAGTCGGCGGCGGATGCCATCGTGCATCCGATAGACGCATTCACGCAATCGTTTCTCGATGCAGAAAGCGCCGCGGAACTCGTCGACGCGGCGCTCGCGAAGGCCGGCGAGACGACAGGCCATGTGACGGCGGTATGGGACGCCTACACGGCTGCGATCACGTCGGCGACGGCGCAAACGCAGAACTTCAAGGATCTTCAGGCCGCGATGGCCGCCGAAGGCGGGCCGGGCGGTGATGCGTTTGGCCAGAAGAAGTTTAGTACGGTCGATCTCGATGCTGGACTCAAGCAAGAGATCAAGGACGCGAACGCCGCGACGAAGGAATGGGAGCGGTCGATGCGCAACGTGTTCGACGTTGTGGGCGGCATCGTTGGCGCGCTAAGCCAAGCAGATCAGCAAACGGCGCTACTCGTGCAGGCAATGCTGAAGGTCGCCGAGTCCGCGGCCGATGCCGCACGCGAGAGCAGCACGATCGGCGGCAACGGCGGATCCGGTGCGGCGTCGGGCGCGCAGAGCGGATCCGCCGGCGGCCCGGTTGGGGCCGTCATTGGGGCGATCGTCGGCATTTTTGAAGGCGGCTTAGCGGAAACAAAAGCGCTCGAAGCAGAGCAGGCACGCATTGCGGCGGAGTGGGCGGCGCGCGAGCAGGCGTTTGTCGACTCAATGACGGCGCTGAACACGGCCGTGCGGTCAATTACCGACTCGATGGCGGGCACCGAGGATCAGTTCATTCAGCGCTTGCAGAGCGTCCTGTCGGCGGCCAAGGATGCACAGGACAAGTTTGAAGCAGCCGGTTACGACGCCCAAGGCAACGGGCTGACCGGGCACGGCAATTTTACGCCGGATATTTTGCACCAGATCGAAACGACCGGCACCGCACCGGCATGGGCCGGCGTGCCGCAGTCGGTGATCGATCAATGGCTTGCGCTACATACGGCGGTGGTCTTAGCGACCGCGGCGACGCAGCGGGAGATTGATCAGGATGCGAATTTGCGCATTCTCCGCGCGACCGGTCACAACGATGAAGCCGATGCTTTGGAATTCCAGAACCGGCTCTTGGCCGATATGCAGCATGCGATCGACAATGGACTCGATCCGTCGTTGACGTTGGCGGCCGACTTTGCCGAGTATGCAGCGAAGCAGGCCGAGGAAGCGCGTCAGAAGCTGGAGACCACGAACAATCTGATGATTCGGCTCTACCAAGCCGAAGGTGATAGCGCCGATGAACTCGCGCTGAAACGTCAGATGGAAATGGACGCGGCGTCAGATTCAGACAAAGAAATCCTCAAACTGATTTATCAGTACGAGGATCAGGCCAGCGCCGCACAGGCAGCTGCTGACGCGATCGCCGAATCGATTCGGAAGATCAACGAAGCCGTCAGTGATTTGCAGGTGCAGTTCGACGTGTTTGGCACGACGCCCGGCGATCAGGTCGACACACTAAGGGATCTGTTCGGCTTTGGCGGCATGTCAGATGATCAGATTCGCGCGCTGTTCACGAAGGTCACGCCCGGACAGGAGCTGACCGACGCGCAGCGCGAGCTAAATCGGGAGATTCAACAATTTCTCGATGCCGAGGCGAAGGCGAACCCGACGACGACTGCCACGGACACGGGCGGCGGTGGCGGTGGGGGTGGCGGTGGGGCAGCGTCGCCGACATCCGCCTCGAATAGCGGCGGTTTGCAGGGCGTGAGCGCCGCGGAAGGCGCGAGCGTGATGTCCTATTTGGCATCGGCGAACGTGTGGTTGGCGCGGATCGAATACA